CTACGCCACCGCGCTGTCGTTGATCGCCTGAATCCGCGCGAACAGCCGGGCCACGCGCTCCTCGTCGAACACCTGGTCCGGCCCCGTCGGCGCAATATCGGTGAACGGCGGCTCGTAGAGCAGCGCCGGCTCCATCACACCTTGATCCGTCAGGTGCTCGATCACCATGTTGATGAACTCGATTTGGGTCGCCGTCGCCGTTCCCGACGAGAGGAAGTCGCTGAAGGCCTCATTCACCGCTGCACGATCGAGCCCGACAAGTGAGCGGACGAAGCGACCGAAACCCTGGCTCGTCTCCCGCGCTCGCTTGATGTCGCCGGCTTCACCGACACCGGCATCCAGCAACATCTTTTCCAATTCGGCCAGATCGGTCGGGGTGAGCGGCTTTCCCTGCCGCAGTTTATGAAGGACGATGTGATTCTCATGTGCCCTCAGAAAATGCCGCGCCTTTAGCTTGAGGCGCGCGAAATCAGCTTCGCCAACTTGCGGCAATTCATGTTCGATGCCCTCGCCGATCTCGTCGGCAAAGTCCGAATAGACGATCACCTTTTTCGACTTCTCGATATGCTGGACAAGGTCACGGAGCCGCAGCCGCACAAGTTCCAGCAACGGGACCGTGATGCCTTCCCACCACTGCTCGGTCTGAATCTCTTCGATGAGCTCCGCCTGATGGGCAATAGCCGGAATGCCCATCTGATCTTCCAACGCCGACGCGATCTCCATCAGTTGCTTGCGCAGGGTGTCAAAGCGCTTTGATCCCTTGAGCAGCGCGAGCTGCAACGAAAACATCAGGAGATCAAATCGCTTCGCTTCCTCAGTTCCAAAGCCCTTTGCAGATGGCAGCGGCGCGATTTCGTCGACCAGTTCCTTGCGCTTTTCGTCATCAATCGACTGCCATGCATCAGGTTCTCGGTATTTTTCGACGGCACGGCGATGCTGACGAACGATGAAATTGTCGAGGTTCAGGCTGCTGACAGTGTCCTGCAAGGTCTTCACCGCGTCTTCGCGAATTTCTGCTTCGTTCGGCGGATCGCCGCCGCCACCAGATTGATGGGGCTCCCGAACAGGTTCGGAGCGTCCAACCAGTGTTCCGCTCTTCTCGTCCAAGGCACGCACGAGATCGAGTCTTGCCGCGAACAGCCGTTCTGACAGTGATTTTGCTGCACCAGCCTCCTTCAACTCCGGATTGGTCCCGAAGAACTCCAGATTCTGGCAATAGTCAAAGACACGGAAGAATTCCTTGTCCTGGCCCGGTCCGAAAAGGTCGGGGCAGAGCCGCGTACCACGGCCCATCATCTGCCAACACTTGGTCTTTGACCGGACCTGCTTAAAGAAAACAAGGTTCACCACTTCCGGCACATCGATGCCGGTGTCGAGCATATCAACCGAGATGGCGATGTGCGGCGGTTTGGTCTTTTTCGAGAAATCATCGATTAGAGTCTGTGCATAGGCCCCGCTCTCGTAGGTAATAACACGCGCGAAGTGCCCGGCGAGATTAGGGTACGCTGCGTTAAATCGAGCTTCGATGAACAGCGCGTGCGCTTGGTTCTTGGCAAAAATGATCGTCTTGCCGAGCCTATCGCCGCCCTCGACTTTGAGCCCGTTGGTCATGAGATGCGCGATGACGAGATCGACGGTGTCGGTGTTGAACAGGCGCTTATTGACTTCGGCCGCGTCGATGCTGTCGGGGATTTCCTCTTCGCCCCATTCCAGCATGTCCCACTGGTCTTTTTCCTCATCGCTCAGGTCATCGTAGCGCAGGCCAGAGCGCACGATCTTCAGCGGTACCGAGATCGCCTTCGGCGGCACGAGATAGCCGTCGGCCACCGCTTCGTCGAGCGGATAGGCATCGGTCGGGACGCCATCTTCGAGGTCGAACAGCGAATAGGTGTTCTTGTCGATTTCGTCCTTTGGCGTCGCCGTCAGGCCGACGAGGAAGGAATCGAAATATTCGAAAATGGCGCGGAAGCGCTGATACACCGAGCGGTGCGCTTCATCGATCACAATGAGGTCGAAATGGCCGGGACCGAATTTCGCCTTACCCTCCTGCTTGCCGTCGATCAAGTTCATCATCGTCGGATAAGTGGACAGGAAAACCCGGCCCTCGCTGGTGCGTTCGGTGACGAGGTTGACCGGCGCGGAGTCTGGCAGGTGGGCTTTGAAGGCGCCGACCGCCTGGTTCACCAGCGCGATGCGATCGGCGAGAAACAGCACGCGCTTGACCCAGCCGGCGCGCATCAGAAGATCGACCAGCGCGATCACGGTGCGCGTCTTGCCCGAGCCCGTCGCCATGACCAGCAACGCCTTGCGTTCGCCGTCCTGCTCGAAGCTCCGGGCAACATTGCGAATGGCGCGGTGCTGATAGGGGCGCTCAATGATCTTCCGATTGAGCGCTTCTGAGCCGAGCTGTTTGCGGCCGGCACGGCGCTGGATCAGCAGTTCCAGTTCGTCGCGCTTGTAGAAGCCGCCGATCTGGCGTGGCGGATAGCGCGTGTCGTCCCAGATCCAATGCTCGTAACCGTTGGAATAGAAAATCACTGGGCGCTGGCCGAATTTCGCCTCCAGGCGGTCGGCATAGAGCTTGCCCTGCTGCTGGCCCTGACGCGCATCCTTTCGGGTGCGCTTGGCCTCGACTAGTCCGAGCGGCTTGCCGTCCGCGCCCCACAGCACGTAGTCGACAAAGCCGACGCCTTCATTGTTCGGCATACCTTCGACGCGAAACTCAGTGTCGTCGGGGTTGTCGAGCGCCCAGCCGGCCTCGCGCAGCAAAAGGTCGATATAACGGTCGCGGGTCTCGGCTTCGTTGTAGTCGTGTTTGCTGGGCTGCGCCTCGGCCGCCTTGCGTGCGGCGGCGACTTGGGCGCGCAGCGTCTTCAACTCATCATCGAGGTTCTGTTTGTCGGCAAGCAGCTTTGCCAATTCGCCGTTCTTGGCGTCCAATTCGGCCTGCTGCGCCTTGACATAGGCGAAGGTCTTTTTCAGCACATCGTCGCGACGCGACAGCACAGAGGCGTCAAAGGCAAGCCCGTCGGCTGGCTTCGCCTTGCGCGCATAGGTGCGGGCGAGCCAAAAGCAGACGTGAAACAACTCTTTCACGGCGCCGGTCGCGTCACCGGCACTGATGGTCTTTTCTTCGTGAACCGCGCGATTGCGCAAGCTGTTGATGTATCTCGCCTTGGCGAACACCGCTTCGCCCGCCGCACTACGAAAGCTCGGCTCATGCAACAGTGCGGCGATATTGTCCTGATAGGGCAGCTTCAGCCCAGGATCGGTGCGGAACGCCCACTTCACCGCGACTTCGACTGCCTTGCCGGCAAAGAACGCTGCCGCGGTCGGCGACACCGCCGCCTGACGCTCCGCCTCCACCGCCGCCTCGTGCACGGCTGGAAATTCAGGAGCGAGGAAGGCGAAATTGGACATAATGAGCCCGGTTACAGCTGGCCTGAAAAGGCACGGTGTTGTAGGGAAGAGAAAAGAAAGTCCAAACTCGTTCCAGATTGTTGGGCAAAAGCTACAGCGCTGCGAACCGCATCACGTCTCTCAAGAAATTCTCGTAGCTTTGACGGGGGTGGCATAGGAATGAGAGTTTCCGAAATCTGCTTGATATTTAGTGTTGGCTGACTAACCGTGCGCAGCTCTTTTGTAAAATACTGCTGAACCACCGAAGATCGTAAATAATCCGCTACAAACGCTCGCAGAACGTCGTCGCTGATAGGAACTCGCGCAACCGCGCGAGCAATGTTGAATCCAGCCTCTCGCAATGAAGCAGTCGCGATTTCGCCAATGGATCCAACGCAGCTGATCAAGATTTCATTTCCACGGAGCAAAGAGCGACTATGTTTGTCACTAATTGCGCGCGAAACTTTCCTCAAATTGGTATGATCGATAAGACCGTTCTTAAGATCAGATACGCGTATTAGATTTACCCCGTCAGAGACCTCGTCACCCGGCTGCACTACACCGTAATTTATCCTGTCGGCCTGATCGATTATCGTAGCCAGCGGTTTGAGTTCAAACTGAGAGGTGCTCCCAAACATCTGCTGAAAGATCGACTGGGTAAGACCGTCGAGCAGTTCGATCGCGCTTTTGCGCTTGCGGCGCAGCGCATCCGCCTTGTCCAGGATCGCCGCGATCCGCCGCTGCTCGTGGAGCGGCGAAAGCGGAATTTCGAGGCGCTTCAAAAAGTCGGCTGGGACACGCTTCTGACCGGCGCTCCCCGTCATATTCTTTGCGCCAACCTCCCTGAGCTTCGAATTCCAAATCAGGTGAAAGAGGTAGGAAGGCTCTATCTCTCGTCCGGCACGCAAAACATGGAATTCCGTGGAGCCGAATCCGATCGGATTGTTCAGTGAACTCGTGCGAGCGGCCTTCCCGTTTTCAAAACACGGAGTAATCTTGGCGACTAAGACGTCACCGCGCTCGAAATAAGTATATCCTTTCCTGACTTCTCGTAACTCCCGACGTTCTTCGAAATCGACAAAGCCCTCTTCGGATACTGCTGCCATGGGAAGAAACGAGACCACGGCATCATCCGGCAGCGTCTTCGGCATGCGCGGGTTGATCTCGCAAATGTCATCAAGTCGAACGATCCGGGTGCTCACAGCATGGCCTCAAGCTCGTCCAGTCCTTCTGCGATCTCCTCCTCCAGCGCCTTCAATTCCGCGATGATCTTCTTCGGAGGACGATGCTCGGATGCCTCGTGCACCACTTCCTTGTAACGGTTGATAGAGAGATCATACCCCGCCGCCGCAATCTCCGCCTTGGGCACGCAAAAACTTTGCGCCGTACGCGGACGTTCACGCTCGACGCCGCCGCGCTTCGTCCAGCGCGCGGCAATGTCAGGCAGGTTGTTTTTCGCATGCTCGTCGTCGCTGAGCTTCGCCTTCGGGCCGATCTTTTCCGCCGGCAATAGCGCGTTGCGCTTGTCGTCCAGCGAAAGCCCATCGGCCTGACAATCGTAGAACCAGACGTTGTCGGTGCCGCCGGAATTGGTCTTGGTGAACAGCACGATCGCGGTCGAAACGCCGGCATAGGGCCGGAACACGCCGGACGGTAGCTTGACGATGCCGTCGAGCTTATGGTCCTCAACCAACATCCTGCGGATCGCCTTGTGGGCGGTAGATGAGCCGAACAAGACGCCATCCGGAACGATCACCGCCGCGCGTCCGCCAGGCTTCAACAGCTTTAGGAACAGCGCCATGAACAGGAGCTCGGTCTTTTTGGTCTTGACGATGGCAAGCAGATCCTTCGCCGTAGTCTCGTAATCGAGCGAGCCAGCAAACGGCGGATTGGCGAGCACGAGACTGTAGCGGTCTGAATCGCCCGCATGTTCTTGTGCGAGCGAATCCTTGTAGCGGATGTCCGGATCGTCGACGCCGTGCAGCGTCATGTTCATCGAGCCGATGCGCAACATCGTGCCGTCGAAGTCGAAGCCGTGAAACATTTCCTCGTGAAAATGGCCGCGCGTTGCCTTCTCCTGAAAGAGCTTTGGATGATTGTCGCGCAGATATTCGCCGGCCGCGACCAGGAAGCCACAGGTGCCGCAGGCCGGATCGCAGATCACGTCCTTCGGGCCCGGCGCCGTCATCTCGACCATCAGCGCGATGATATGGCGCGGGGTGCGGAACTGGCCGTTCTGGCCCGCCGTCGCGATCTTCGACAGCATGTATTCATAGAGGTCGCCCTTGGTGTCGCGATCCTCCATCGGGATCTCGGCCAGCAGGTCGACCACCTTGGCCAGCAGCGCGGGCGTGGGAATGGTGAAGCGCGCCCCTCTCATATGCGTGGCGTGCGCGGTGCCGGCCTCGGCCATGTTGCGCAGGAAGGGAAAGACATGTTCGGAAACGATCTCGAACATCGTCGCGGGATCGCGGTTTTTCAACCGGGACCACCGCATGTCCTCGTAGGCGACGCCGCCGTTCTTCCCGATCTTGTCCTTGCCTGTCGGAAAAATGCGCCGTTCGATCGGCTTGCCGAGGCGGTTGGCTTTATTCTCCTCGCGCGTATGCGCCTCGTCGAGGCCGCGCATGAACAGGAGGTAGGTGATCTGCTCGATCACTTCGAGCGGGTTGGCAATGCCTCCCGCCCAGAACGCATTCCAAACCCCATCGATCTTGGAGCGAAGTTCCCCTGTCAGCATGTCACCCCCACTGCGCGATTCGCATAGTAATAGCTGACGGGAAAGGTTTCAATCTTATGACGAAGCAGGGGGCGCCCTGCTTCGGAACGATGAGAGCACCTGCATATAGCCCCGGTTCCTTGCCCAGTGCCGGCATTAGCCGACATGCAAAGCACTGATGCCGAGGTCCGCTTCTCCCTGCAATGTGGCCTCACCGCTCCTCGTCCGGATGTACCCACTTGTACGGTGTAATCTCCCGCTGCTCGGTCAACTTAATCATCCGAACCGGCGGCTTGTAACGGCGTGTGCCGCAAGACCGACATCGGAAGGAAGGCTCTAGCTTCCAGATCGGCGTGTCACGCGCCCTGCGGATAGCATCCAACGGCAAGCTCGCCCTTGTCTTACATCGGCAGCATTCGATCTCCAGCCAGCCGTAACCGCCGTTCAGGCACTGGCCGATGGTTGGGCTCGGCTGTGCTGGTCCGCCATAGCCTTCCATGCGGACCAACCACGCTTCTGCCTCAGCTCGATCCGCCGCACGGGCGGCCTTCCTAGCCTCTTGGCGAGCCGTCTCGGCGCGCATCTTTGCGCCCATGATCCGGCCACCCCAGATGACCTCGCGTGTCTTGGTGCTCATGCTGATATTACAGCGGGCCGCGATGCCCTTGCGCAATCCACGACATCTAGCTGCTCGCCCGGCCTGTATCGCTTTAGCTTGGTCAAGCGTCTCGCTGCGCTCCTGCGAGCGGTAAATTAGGAGGGCACACAACAACGGCTCGGTGTTGCCTTTGGGTAACCCTTGCTCTGCTCACTAAGCGATAAGGTCAGCCGTTTTGAGGGAGGCAGGATTATGGATGTGTATTTGAACACCAGACGCGATTTGCTCGTTGTGAAGAAAGGATGTCCGATCCCTCCCGTTGCGAGGCCGGGAAGCTGGCGCAAGAGTAAAAAACGGGTTGTCCAAGTCAGCGAGGAGATTAGGTCAGCGATTCAGGCGCACGGCTACTACATGCGCAAGCTGAGAGACCTCCAACACACCGTTTCGACAAATGTGCAACCTCTACAGCATCACGACTAACCAAGAAGCCATTCGCGCGCTGTTCCGCGTGGTGAACCGCTATGTCGGCAACCTCGCACCGATGCCAGGCGTGTTTCCTGATTATCCCGCGCCGGTCGTTCGCAATGCGGGCACCGAACGGGAGTTAGTCCTGATGCGCTGGGGCATGCCGCCACCGCCTCGCACAGGCGGGCCGCCGGTGACCAACATTCGTAACACGTCCTCGCCGCACTGGCGTGGCTGGCTGAAGCCAGAAAGCCGTTGTCTGGTGCCGTTCAACAGCTTCGCCGAGTACTCGCCGGAGCCGAACCCCGAGACCAAGAAAAAGGACGTCGTCTGGTTCGCAATCAATGATGATCGGCCGCTGACCTGCTTCGCGGGCATCTGGACGGAGTTCAAGGGAGACCGAGGCACGAAATCGAAGCCTGTTCCGGGGCCGCATAACGTCTACGGCTTCCTCACTACGTCACCGAACGCCGTCGTCGAGCCGATTCACCCGAAAGCCATGCCTGTCATCCTGATGACCGATGAAGAGCGCGATGTTTGGATGCGTGCCCCATGGGATGAGGCCAAGGCGCTGCAGCGGCCGTTGTCGGACGATGCGATCAGGATCGTCGCCCGAGGTGCGGACAAGGAAGACAAGCCCGCCGCATGAAATACATACGGCCGCTCCGCGCTAACGGTGGGTTGACGGGGGCTTCGAGGACTTGGCTGAGCTGGGAGCCCAAGGGATGCACGACCCCCATGCGGTGGCTAAGATCGTTGAAGCCTTGCGACAGGCTCATGGCGATTCCGCAACGCGGCTGATGCTGGATGTTGGAATGACCCTTGAGACGTTGATTGACGCCCTGCTGAATGCGCCGCTCAGCCACGGTGATGCGGTACGGCTGATGACCACTGCGCTCGAAGCGGGCGACTTCGACATCACGCCGGACTTCACAACCCGCCCGTCGCATCTCAAGTTCGTCTACGACCCGCCCGGATCACTTCGGGTGGTCGATATCGTAATGCTTACAGAACAACGCGCGTTTTCGAGCGCCGAGATTCGGCTGCGTCTTCGCTATTAACGAGAATGGCTGCCCTAGAACTGCTCATCGTCGGAAGACGCGAAGCTAATGGCGGGTTGGCCAACCTTCGAGGACCCGACTGAAGTCCGGCTCCTCAAGCCCGTCAGCAGTAACGCATTCGCAAGGCATGCCCGCCCCACACTGACAACCCAGCTCTTCGCTCCAAGCCCGCTTCGGATGATTTTCACACACCCATCCCAGTCCGAAGCAGACAGGGCAATCAGGGTTTATCATTCCGCGAAAGCCCTTTGAACGAACTGGCACGTAGTAAGCCCTCCGACGTGATGTCTCGGTATTCAACATCGGCAATGAATTTCGGTTCAACCCCGCGGGTCACTTCAAATTCCTCCGGGTGTGGTCAGTCAAATTCCTCCACCCGCGAGGCAGGACAAGGGACTGTTAGTTTGAGTTTGTTTCCCGGGCAAGAGCTTCAGCGGCTTCTTTGAGCCGATAGCTGCGTCCGTCGAACTCAAGCAGATGGCAATGATGCATAAGTGTGTTTCGGCATGGAATAAGGACCCCGTTTTCGGGGTGATCGGCATCCAATCGGGACCCCGGGATAAGGGTCCACAGTGGCTTCCATCGAGTCATGGAAGCCGAGGTTGGGATGCTGGTGGTGGAGACGATTGGTAAGATCCGTCGCGCCTACTTTGTTGATGGTCGTCCGATCAAGGCGATCTGCCGAGAACTTGGCGTATCGCGGAAGGTGGTTCGCAAGGTCATTCGTTCTCAAGCGACGGAGTTCCGGTACGAGCGCGAGACGCAGCCGCTCCCGAAGATGGGTGCCTGGAGTGCCGAGCTTGATCGGTTGCTGGCAGGGAATGAGAGCAAGGCGGCGCGGGAACGGCTGACGCTGATCCGGCTATTCGAGGAGCTTCGCGGCCTGGGTTATGCCGGCGGCTATGATGCGGTTCGTCGATACGCACGACGGTGGAGCAAGGAACGCGGCACCTCGACAGCGTCGGCTTATGTGCCGCTGAGCTTTGCACCCGGCGAAGCCTACCAGTTCGACTGGAGCCACGAGGTCGTCCTGCTGAGCGGCACCACGGTGATGGTGAAGGCTGCTCATGTCCGGCTCTGTCACAGCCGCATGCTGTTCGTGCGGGCCTATCCGCGGGAGACGCAGGAGATGGTGTTCGACGCCCACGACCGGGCATTCGCCTTGTTCAAAGGCACCTGCACCCGCGGCATCTACGACAACATGAAGACCGCGGTGGAGACGATCTTTGTCGGTAAAGGCCGTCTCTACAATCGCCGCTTCCTGCAGATGTGCAGCCACTATCTGGTCGATCCGGTCGCCTGTACGCCAGCGTCGGGCTGGGAGAAGGGGCAAGTCGAGAACCAGGTCGGGCTGGTCCGGGAACGCTTCTTCACGCCGCGGCTGCGGTTCAAAACCCTCGACGAGTTAAACGCCTGGCTGCTCGACAAATGCATCGCCTACGCCAAGGCTCATCGCCATCCGGAGCTGACCGATCAGACGATCTGGGACGTGTTCGAAGCCGAACGCCCCAAACTCGTTCCCTATGCCGGCCGCTTCGACGGCTTCCATGCGGTGACGGCATCGGTCTCGAAGACCTGCCTGGTGCGCTTCGACAACAACAAGTACTCGGTCGCAGCCAGCGCAGTCGGACGACCGGTCGAGGTTCAAGCCTATGCCGATCGCATCGTGATCCGTCAGGATGGACGTATCGTTGCCGAGCACCCGCGATCATTCGGTCGCGGCGAGACGGTCTACGACCCTTGGCACTATGTGCCCGTGCTGGTGCGCAAGCCCGGTGCCTTGCGTAATGGCGCTCCCTTCAAGGACTGGGTGCTGCCCGCAGCGATTGAGCGTGTACGGCGCAAACTCGCCGGTGCCGACGATGGCAATCGACAGATGGTCGACATCCTCAATGCGGTGCTGACAGACGGATTGCCCGCGGTGGAAGCCGCCTGCGCCGAGGCGGTCGCTCATGGCGTTCATTCCGCCGATGTCGTTCTCAATATCCTGGCCCGTCAACGTGAACCCGCCTCACCGGCCAACATCATGACGCCGGCCGCACTGACGCTCCGTCATGCACCGATCGCCGATTGTGCCCGCTACGACAACCTCCGGAGGACCATCTGATGGAACGAACCCAAATCTTCGACCTCATGGGCGAACTCAAGCTCTACGGCATGAAGGCTGCCTTCGACGAGATCATGGCAACTGCCGTTAAGCGCCAGCACGAACCTCAGCGCATTGTCGGCGACCTGCTCAACGCCGAGATCAACGAGAAGCAAGCCAGGTCGATCAAATACCAGCTAACCATTGCCAAGCTGCCGCTCGCCAAGGACATCGCCGACTTCCAGTTCGACGGCACGCCGATCAATCAGACTCTCGTCAATGATCTCGCTGACGGCGGCTTCATCGCCCAACAACGCAACGTCGTGCTGGTTGGCGGCACCGGTACAGGCAAAACACACCTGGCCATTGCCGTCGCCAGAAGTTGCATCCGCAATGGCGCTAGAGGACGCTTCTACAACGTCGTCGACCTCGTCAACCGGCTCGAGACCGAAACCCGCAACGGTCGGCAGGGACGGCTCGCCGAGCATCTGACCCGCATGGACTTCATCGTCCTCGACGAGCTGGGCTATCTGCCGTTCGCGCAATCCGGCGGTCAGCTCTTGTTCCATCTCATCAGTCGGCTCTACGAGCGCACCTCAGTCATTGTCACCACAAATCTTGCGTTCGGCGAATGGCCGAGCGTGTTCGGCGATGCCAAAATGACCACCGCGCTACTCGACCGATTGACCCATCACTGCGACATCGTCGAGACCGGCAACGACAGCTGGCGATTCAAAAGCCGCGACGATGTTCAAACAACCCGCGCTCGCGCCGTCTCCGCAACCCCGACCAGCTCCGACGACCCGAGCGCTACCAGCAGAGCACGCCGATCAAAGGGGTCCCTTTTGGAGGCCGATAGGGGGTCCCAGTCAAACGCCGATTGACAGATGTCGCTTCAAGACGTTCAACTCCCCGGCCCCTTGCTGGCTAAAGGGGTCGAACATAAACGTCCTGCCTGACCGGCTACTGCTGTTCAGCGGCGCTGACGGCGATCATCAGGTGGGGGAGTTTCAAGTGACCATACCCGGGGGATTTTGACCGACCCACGGGGGGTTCAACCCACGTCGCCTTCGGCTTCCTGATGGCTTTGGTGAGCTTTGACTTGGGGCTGACCACCGTGTCGAGCTGCTTCCTAATCTGGCTGGAAACAGTGCGAGACCAGCCTGTTCCGACCTTGCCCATGTAAACGAGTTCGTTGCCTTCGTTCTTGCCAAGGTATAGGGCCGCGACACCGCTAGGGTCTTTGACGAACCCGATGACCGGAAACTTGCCCTTGTGAACGGCCTTGATCTTCAACCAGTTCTCATTTCGCTCGGACCGATACGGCGCATCTGCTCGTTTGGAAATAATGCCTTCCCAATTCAGCTTGGCCGCATGCTCAAACATCTTCTGCCCATCGCCGACGAGATGCTCGGAAAACAGCACCGGCAGCTCGATGTCGTTTTCGCCGAGCAGGTCTAACAAGAGCTGTTTCCGCTCGATCTGCGGCAGCCTGCGGAGGTCGCCATTGCGCCAGAGAATATCGAATGCATAGTAGATGAGGCGGCCCTGCCTGCCCGCAGCCAGCTCTGCCTGAAGCTCAGAGAAGTTGGTACGCCCTTCGTGGACGACCACTACCTCGCCGTCGATGATGGCCTCGCCTTGGATTGCCAGCGCACCCGCAATCTCGGTGAAGCGCTTGGTCCAGTCCAGCCCCGTGCGGGTGAAGACTTTCTTCCTTCCCCGGTTGAGATGGACCTGAATGCGGTAGCCGTCGTACTTGATCTCATGAAGCCACTGGTCGCCCTTCGGCGCCCTGGACTTCAATGTTGCAAGCTGGGGCTTAATGAACCCCGGCATGGTTTGAATATGCTTCGTCAATAACGCAACTCACAAAAAGCCCGCCCCACCTGGATGGGCAACGGCGGGCATTTTACTGAATTCCAGGGATTCCCGAACAATCAGGGGACGTGATCCTTCCTGCCACCACCAACACTATTGCTTGTTCAGGGCTAATCCCGATTGCCCGTAGCGGCGAGCCTTTGAGTTTGCTCTCAACAGGCGGAATCGCGACCTTGCGGCGGACCGCCTCGTCGCCCCGGAGTGGTCATCTGCCCGCATGCAAAAAATGAGAGTCCAAAAGCCGGCCTCGCGGTGTAGCCTTCGGCCCGTACCAGTGGAGTTGCGTGATGGGTATATTGATGCCGTCGATCGTTCCGGGCGCACCAGAGGATTATTATATCGTTCTCAACCACTACGGCGTGTACGGACCAGCGTTTGCGGAAACCGATCTTTACCGCGCCGACTATGAGACCACCATCAGCGATCTGCTCAGCGGACAGCATTCCGATCCGCTGCGGGTGATCATGTTCAACCCCGAGACCAATCGCTCGGAAGATGTCTCGCATGCCGTGGCTCAGGAGCTGCTCCGCCGCCTCGGGCTGAAGGGCGATCCGGTGCCGCGCGCCCTCGAAGACTTCATCGATCGCCACGCCGGATCCGACCGCCAGCTCACGCTGCGGCTGGCTTAAAGGGGGCGATGAACCGCGACGCCATCGAGACTGAACTCGCCGTGATCGAGCTGATCCTGCAGGATGATCAGCTCAAGGACGAGGACCGCGCCGCGCTGCATGGCGCCAGCCAGGCGTTGCGTCATGTGCTCGGTCCAGACACCTGGCACCCGGCAAGCCAGACGTTCTATCGTGTCGATGACCGGCCGATCGAGTCGCCGAGCCGCAAGCGGCACTGATCTCGACGCTGTTGGTCATTCGGTCACCACCATCCTTGCCTCGCCGCCCAGCGCCTGCACGATGTCGGTCAGCGAATGCTGCTTCTCCTGCTTCGTCGGCATCACCTGGGAATCGATCTCATGCCATTGGCCGTCCGGTGCCATCTGCGGCGGAATGATCGTCACCGCTTCTCGCGCGATCCCGTAGCGCACCAGCCCGATGATGCCCTGCTCGGCGCGGCGGCTCAGATAGCGGCGCAGCGCCGGATCGCGGTGGGCATCGGCATGTCTCGGATCGCACCAGATCTGCACGACCTGGATATTCTGCCGCGCGCCGCTGTCGTCGTTCTGGATCGAGATGAAGTCGGGCATGAGGTCGACGACGTAATGCGAGCGATCAGGCCGCGACAGATCGGCGGTGTCGTCATTGACCAGCCAGCGACAATTCCAGATCGCACATTCCGGCGGCATCCGCGCGGTGTGATAGACCGAGCAACCCTTGTGGAATTTCTGGAAGCGGCAGCTCTCGCCGGCCTTCTTGCCCAGCGGCGGCACCGGCAGCAGCCTGCAGCACAGCTGGCAGTCACCGCATTGCCGCATCATCGTTGGTACCGATCTGGTCGATTGGCGTGGTTCATCGTGTCATAGGCCTTCGTCAGTGCCTCGGGGGTCTGCTTCGCCTTGAATGCAAACCATGCCGTCTTGAAGCGCTCCTTGGCTTCGCCGATCGACTTCGCGTCACCGAACGGCGGGCCAGGAATGTGAACGGTGACGTTCCACAGCCAGATGCCGGGGCTGCGTTCCTTGGCATAGCGGATGCGGCCGATCAGCTGGCCGTCCTCAAAGACGCTGTAGTCATTGACGCCGATCAGACGCATGGTCAGAAGTGCCATCCCGTGCAAACCTTTTCCTTATTCATGGCTGAATGATCCCGTTCTTCATGGCGAGCACGACGGCATGGGTACGGGTCGCGGCACCGAGCTTGTGGCATGCATTCTTGATGTGCTCCGCCACCGTCCGCAGGCTGATGTGCAGCATTTCGCTGATCTCGCCGCCGGTTTTGCCTACCGCCGCCAGCGTCAGTACCTCGCGTTCGCGCGGCGTCAGCGCCGGCTGTGGCAGGTCGGTTCTGCCGCTCAGCTCAAGCACCCGCTCGAACGCATAGAGCGCCATGAAATGCAGCGCAGGAAATTCGTCCATCGGCAGGTCAATCTCGCTCTCGCGCCCGCCGAACCATACCTGTCCAATCCGACCGTTGCTAGAATGAGCCGGAATTACAAGACCATCCTGCAAACCCCAGTCACGCGCCCGCTGCACCATCTCGACGAAATGCGGCTCGCGCCGCGGATCATAGGGCGCGTCCGCGACCCATCGATAGGGGCGGATCGTCCGCTTGGTGTGACGCACAGCCGGATCGGCGTGAACGAAGTCACGCTCGATATAGTGTTTCACCCAGCCGTCCGGGAATTTGTCGGCCAGGATAAGGTCTTGCGTGCCCTCGCCTGGCGCCAAGGTGACGAAGCTGGCGCAGAAGTTATCGAACCCGTGTAAGCCGACCGCTTTGATCATGGCCTCCATGACCTTTGCTGGATCAGAAATGCGCTGAACTTCATCAGCGAACCGGAACGCATTGCGTCGGACGCGGCTACGTCGATCCATGGTGATGGCCTCCGCTTCATTGCCGGCCATCGGCAAAACAGCCTAACCGCGCGCGCCCCAGATCGAATAACACCGCCGCAGCGAAAATTCCGTCTGCTTGCGATGAACAGCTATGATCTTCTCCTTTCGAAAATTCATTTGTCCGTTTTGGACAAAATCGGAAACGCCAGGGTCAGCTCGATATACATCTGAGCGAGCGCACGACGACCCTCCGCTATCGCGAGCGGAATAGGCAAGGCTGGCATTGGTTGCGTCCCTTAACTCGCGCGAATCGTCAATAATGATCTACTTACGTGAGCCTATCGTTAACGTTTCGATGTCAGATAGGATCACGGTTCGATCTCCATCACTTCCGATCGCGTCGTGAACTTGATCAGCTTGATCTTCTTGCCGGTGATCCGCGCGACCTCGCGCGCCCACGGCTTCAGGGCTTCCACGCGTTTCTTGTCTGCGGCCATCAACGGCACGAGGCTGCCTTCGCCCATCAGCGGCGCCGCGCAGACGCCCTCGCCGGCCTCGTCGACCGATACGAACAGATAGACCTCATCAATGCGCAGCTGCTCGTTGGCCGGACTGTGGACGACAGTGATCATGCCCCGGCCTCGCCATAGACGTTGCCGAGCTTGCGGACGAAGTCGATCACGCTGCGGCGCAGCTCCGGATTGTCCAGCTTGATCATTGCCTCGTTGATGTCGATGCCGTCTTTCGTCGCCAGGAAGGCATGGATCGGTGACGTCTTCATCTTGCCATCCGTGTCGTCGAGGAAATAGGCGAAGTTGGTTTCGAGCGCATCCGCGATTTGCTTCAGCCGTGCCGATCCGACTCGATTGACGCCCTTCTCATATTTCTGCACTTGCTGGAAGCTGACGCCGAGCTTGTCGCCCAGTTCGCCTTGGCTCATGTGCTGTTCCAGCCGGCGCGCCTTCAGCCGTTGGCCGATCAGGCGATCACCCGGCGTAACCGCCCGCGGGTGTGCTTTCTTCCCACTGGGTTTCTTCATCTATCTTCCCTTCCTGGCGTGACCATTGCTGCGCTTCTTCTTGCTGTTCGCCGCCTCCTGCTTCGCCCACCAGTCCGCTGCGGCCTTGCGCTCCTTTTCGACGTCGATCTCCTTGACCTTCTGGAACGTCTCCTCGTAGCCGAGCGACGTCATGATCCCGGCGACCGTGCGGTGTTGTGGATTCCGGGTGCCACCGTGGAAAAGACCGTGCAAACAGCTGGTCGAGATTCCGGACAGCTCGTGGACGATCGTCAGCTTTTTGAACAGGCCCTCGTCCTGCAGGACCGTTCGCATTTTGTCGATGACCGGATTTTTATCGACGTACCGGTACGTCCTTAGCACACGTAGCTCAGCCATGGGCAGCCTCCATCGCCGGCTGCTCGATCTTCTGACCCTTCGCCGTCAACGCGTAGCCCGAGCCGTTCTTCTTGACCAGACCGTCGCGCTTCGCGCGCTCGAGCACGCCGGAGATCGACTTCGGCGACATGCCTTTGCTCGCCATCCGCGCCCGCAGATCGGAAGGCCGCACCGGTCCAGCCTCCAGCGCGGCACGCAGCACGATATTGCCGCTGCCAGGTGCGGCGCGACCGGCCGGCCCTCTCTTGACGACGGCAGGCGCCGGCAGCGCCGGCACGTGCGGCTGCTGCGGATTGACTTCAGCCATCGCCTTGTCGGTGACCTGCCAGACGCCCTTGCCGGCGGATTTGGCCAGCTTCTTTTTCAGCAGATAGTTCACCGTGCCATAGACGCGGGATTTAGCACCACCGATCGCCGCACCCAATTCGCCGATTGTCTTCGGCCCGGTCATCAGCATCGCCACGACCTGCGCCCGCGCGGTCTCGCCGTTGCTATAGCTGCGCCCGTTGGCGGGTTGTAACGCCGGCTTAGGACCGCCGAGCATCAGGTCAATCTTCGCGACCCCCGGCATTTCATCGAGCCGCCGCAACACTGTGCCAAGCGCAATCTCTTCTACTTCCAACCTGATTGGAAATGTCTTTGGCATCGCGTCCCTCTGTTTTGTTTTTTCCAAGATGTGTGCACGTCGGCAACACACACTTTTGCCGGATTTTCCCGGAGTAGTACCGTCTTACGCCTAGCCGCGGCAGTTGTGTAGAAGGAACTGCTCGCGCGTAGTAAAATTATATTTGAAGCAGCACACACTGCTTCATTAGCGTTCCAACTTCGGACCTGTACAAATGCACAGTGTCTTTTTGGACAGGTCCGGCCTTTTTGCGGACAAAAAAATTCCCCGCCGAAGCGGGGACACGAGCGCTTTGTTTTCTAACTCGTCGATCAGGCGGCAGCAAACGCCAGCGCCCGCGCCGTCCAGATCGAGGACAACGCGAACTCGATATCGGCGTCGGGCACGTTCGCGCCCTTCTGCTCGGGCGCACTCTCAATGGTTGCACCAATCGTCGGGTTGGAAGAGATGACGTGCGCCGCGACATTCTGCGGCTGTTCCTGACCGCGAAAGATGCGCTGCGAATATGACACCCGCGCATCGTGATTGGGCTCAGTCGTAGCCTCGCTGGCGACCGCCTGCGCCACCTTGAACATCAGCATCATGACGCGACCGGCGAACGTCGGATCTGAAGCGGTCGAGATCAGATCGAGTGCGGACATGGTTAAAAACCTCCAAGAATTTGCGACATGTTTTTCAAGTTCATGCTGTTCAGTGTCGGGTTGATGGCCCGTTCTGGCGGCACGAGCGGCCCGGCGTTGTCGACATAGATTTGAAATGGCGCGAAGTCGTCGATCGTTTCGTTATGATCGCCATACTCGACTTCGCCATGATCGTCGAACCACTGCACGGCGTGAATGTCCTGCACGCCGAGTTCGGCGCAATCGCTTTTCATCGGCGTGCCGTCCACCACCAAAATATTGTCAGGGACGACTATTGAGACGCGCATCGGTCAGTCTCCTGTTTGCAACCCCATTGGCAGCGGCGTCGACCGCTTCGATCACACCGCTGATCATGCCGTTGCGAAAGGTTTCCACGGCAGCGGCGGTACCGCGCGACACCTGTGCATTCTCGATCAACAGCATCGGCAACAGAGTGATGGCGCATTGCCAGTTGTCGATCATCTCTTCGCTTTGTGGGTTCTTGCCGATCACGCGACACCACCACGGGCATTTGTGGCAGACTTTGGAGACGTCCACTTTGTGCAGCGGACAGATCGTGCCTTGCTCGGCGTGCGGAATTTGCGCCATCAGGTTTTACTCGCGATGATGATGTCGATGTACTGCATCGCCATGGTGATCGGATGATTGTGGCCAGCGCCGCTGACGTTGTTGACGGCGGTGTTGATGTTCTGGACGCCCTGATGATAGCCAATGTCCCCCAGATTGGCGTACGGGCAACCCATCATGTAAAGATTAGTCGCACCGGTCTGGAATTGCTGAGCAGCGTACCCCCCGGACACACCAGTGAGATGATAGCCGGAATTGTTGTGCGGATAGACCGTAATAGTGTTGCTGCCACTGCAGGTTTGCCCGGCGGGAATCTCAGCGAGCGATAGCGTGTGATAGCCGACGTTGGTCTGCGCCATCACCGTCGAGAAGGTATTGGTGCCGCCTGCACCGCCGCCGGCACCAGAGACCACCCGCAGCACCTTGTCGTTATGCGTCGTGACTTGGGTCCAACCGACCGGCGCGGCGGCCTGATAGAACAACATCCGCGTGCCAGCCGGGAACGAAGTCGGTATAACAACTTCTGACCACGCCGCCGATTGCCGCGCGTACTGCTTTCCGTCAACAGGCGCTTCCGGCACAGGGCCGGGCGGACCCTGAATGCCTTGAATGCCTTGCGCACCTTGCGGACCGGTGTCGCCCTTGCTCGCGACGAGCGCCCATTTCCCAGCGGCAAGATCGGTAGCGAAGACGCCAGAGGTGTGACTGACTGCGCAGACGTAGGTCGAGCCACCGGTCGTCACCACGCTCTTGGGGCTGACCGTTGTGTATGCCGTAGCTGTTGCCCATGCGACCGGCAGCAGCCATGCTTCAGGACCGACCGGACCAATCGGACCTTGAATACCTTGAATGCCTTGTGGGCCGGTGGCGCCGGTCTCGCCTTTCGGACCTTGCGGACCAGTGTCGCCTGTATCGCCCTTGTCGCCCTTGTATCCGCGCGGACCTTGCGGGCCGACCGGTCCGGGCACGCCCTGCGGACCAATCGGACCTGGAATGCCCTGCGGGCCTTGTCCCGGCACCTCAATCAAGACGGTGTCATCGGGCTCAGCGGTGATGATTACTGGGGCGATCGGCTCCGCAAACACGTCGATGTTGGTGAGACCGGTGGTATCGGTCATCGCGTCGGACCCATCGAGTGAGCCAGCGTGCCGTGCCAGATCTCTTCATGCATCTTGTCCGGCCGCGTCCTGATCAGCGAGTGGACGTATTCGCCGGGATAGAGCTTCTGCTCAAAATCCTCGATCAGGATCGTTAGCTTGAACTCTCCGGTCGTGCCGGGCTTCAGCTCGATCCTGCCGTTGTCTGTATTCAGGTCGAGGAAGACGGTAGGCGATTCCGGATGCTGGCGCAGCATCATCGCCAGCTTCGACCCGGTCAGGTCGATCGCCACGCCAGCGATCGTCTTGTAAAGAAACGACCTAACGAAGTCGCTGTCACTTCGCGTGGTGATATTGCAGATCATTCGCGACCCTCACCGCCGAGGTCGTCCTGATAGCCGGCCACTTTGCCCATGATGACGGCGTCGACTTGCTTTCTGGTGGTCATGGCGCCCGTGGCGATCGAGCCGGCAGCCTTGGCCTCTGCGGCGTAGCTGTCGGTGACGTGCTTGCCCACGGCCGTCGCGATCTTGATGATGGCTGGCGCATCGAGCGGGACAAAGTGACCAGGCCCGACCTTGTAGAAGGTCTTAAACGACTTGTCGTTGATCGCTAGATTGAACAGGAAGTTGATCCTGGCAACACTGTCCCTGTCGGTTGCGATCTGGACCCCGTTGACGGTGACCCCGGCGACTTCCCTATCGAAGCGAGCGCCGGCCGCCATCGTCATCAGCTCATCCTTCGATGGTTTGAGACCAGCGTCGAAAACCTCCTGGGCCAGCTTTGCGGATTCCTTGGGGATGATAACTTTGGCGCCGTCATACAGCGGTGTGCACTTCGGATCTCGCGCAAGCAGGCGAGCAGAGAAGATCCCGGCCTGCTCGACGTCGACCTTCAGGTCGAGCGTATCCGACTTTGATTTGGGCGGCGGCTCGGGTTTTAGTTCGGGAAATTCGGGCATTATCTGACCCTCGAAATAGAGAGACCGACACTGTTGTCTAAGTAGTAGGCGGCCATCGCGCCGTTGACTTGCTGGGAGGCGAGCTGAAGGTAGTCGCCGGCAACCAGCTCCAGCACCGCGCCACCGCCGCCATAGTCTTCCTTGATGTAGGTCGTGCCGCCAGTCGATTGCCAACCAGCCGCACCCAATAGCCAACCGCCATTCTTGAACAACATGGCGCAAGTCAGACCCGTGAAGGGCTCGTTGCCATTGGCGCCGGAGGCGATGTGATTCCAGGTCAGGACGTATCGACCCGTCTGTAAGATGTAGCAGGCTCCACTTGAGATCGTGACGTTGTTCTGCGTGTTGCCGGACCACGCGCTAAATGGCACCGACATCTTGGTATAGTACGGACTATAGATTCGAGAGCTTCCGCTGAATCCCACTGTTTCCAAGAACGGAACGACCACGCCTGCTGCTGGCGTCGGATAATTCACAGCGACCAATTGCCATTTGGTGCCGTCGTACACCATCAAGGCGACTCCGCCGGCCGGGATATCTCCGGCTTTCAATGCAGAGCCGTCCGGCCTGCTGACCGTTTTCCAAACGTTATCTGGCGTGCATCTGAATTGCGTGGCGCCGGTTGTGGTGTAGGCGACCTTGACCAGCACCACCAGCCCGGCACTGAGCGCGACAATGCCCGGCGTGAACGAGCCGATGATCTGGTTCACGGAGCCGATGTCTGTCGTGTACGGAATGTTGGTGGTGTAGGTGATGTTCGTCTCTGCGACGCCAGTGCCCTGGAAGTTAGCCATTTGCCAGTGAGAGCCGTCCCAGATCAGCTCGGTGACGATGCCCGCCGGAAGATCGTTGTCCGCGAGATCTGCGCCGGAGGCCCGCTTGATCAGGTTGACGCCAGTGCCGACGTCGATCGTCGCCGGTCCGGTGTTCTTCGCCCCGCTCTTCTTGATGCGAAGCGTGAGACCGGGGATCAGCGCCGTGATCGGCGGCGCGATGACGGCGATCATCGCGTTGGCGGTGCCGGTGTCTATTCCGTAGATGACCTGGCCATTCTGCACCGCTTTGCTGAGCTGGCGAAGATCATCGTTGGTTGGCACCAGACCACTGTCTGTAAAGAACTGGACCAGCTCCCTCTGCGGAAACTCGATCGCCGCCGCCGGCGGGATCGATCCGCGCCGGCCAATGCTGGGATCGCCGTTGATGTATGGAGAGTCCGGCAAATCGCCGTAAGGTTCATTGTATTTCATAGCGTAAACCTCATGGTGTTCCGGCCATGGAGCTGGCTTCCATCAGATTGGAGTAATCGAAGATGATCTCGGTGTGCGCCGGCTTCCACCTGCGCAGCAGGCACTCAAGGTCGTCGGCCAGGCCGATTTCGAGATGATGATGAACCCCAACCTCTCCGCCACTGGGACCGACCCTGAACCACTCCAGGCGCGCGATGTGAACGTGGACGGTCCAAAAGAAGCGGTTCTCCGGCGGGCCGAGCATGTAGGGATATTCGGAATACTCGCCCAGCTGAACCGGCCGACCGTCCGGATTGAGGATCGGCATCGGAACGACAGGGTTATCCTCATTCCGCATGAATGAGCCGCTGCCGATCGTTCGGTTATCGCCGCAGCGATCCATCCCAACGATGAAGGGACGATATTCCGTGATGCTGATGTCGTAGCCAATATAGGCCGCAGCATCGATGTAGAATTGCCGCGACTGTCCGCCGAGCAGCGTCATCCGCATCACCAGCTCGCGCTGGCGTTCAGCGATGGTCAGCGGATGGGCGTAGCACGGGTCCGGCAAGCCCCAATTGCGTTCCCAGTCGGGAAGCAGCTCGAGCGTCTTGCGCGGGTCGCTCTCTATCTCCAGCAGATCTGCGGCGCGGCTGTCGACATAGCCCCAGTATTTGCACAGCCCGTCGACGGCCTGCCATAGCACGCTGTCGATCGAATGTTTCGGCCAGGCCTGACCTTGCGGCAACAGCTCCAGGAAGGCATCGCGGTATTCATCACCGGCCCTGCGAATGTGCCGGTCGCTCATCGCTTAGCCCACGGGATAATGGATAGAACCGAGCACGGCCATGTGGCCGGGGGTTTCCATCAAATAATCGCCATCCGTCACCAGCCGGAACGACACCACATGCGGCGCGCTCATGATCGCGTAGCTGACCCAGGAGGCGTAGATGGTCGCTCCCGGCGCCGCCTGGGCCCGCAGCATGGTGCGAATGCTGGCCTCGATCTCCGCCTTGGCTTCCTCGGTCTCCGGCGTCAGCTGGCTGATAACAACGTCGATGAACTGCTTGATCGGCGCCACCACGTAGCAGTCCTTGACCGTGACCGGCCGCCTGTAATCGATGTAGTCGGCGACCGCGATGATGTCTTCCGGCTCCGGCCAGCCATCATTGTCAGCGCGCAGATCGTCCATCAGGAAGCGGACGACGACGGTGCCGATGCCCATCTGGTTGGGTGCGGCCCAGGCCCGCGTCACACCTGGCACCGCGAGCGCCCAAGCCTCGTAGTCATAGGCGGCGCCGCCCATCGGCGGCTGCTGAATCCGGCGCAGGATCCGGTCGCGCAATTCCTCGTCGGTTTCAGTGTCGGTGCCGCCGGTCAGCCCGACGATGGTTGCAGTCGTATCGATGCCAGGAACGGGCGGGAAAATCGACAGTGTACTACCCGCCGGCAGATTGCCGATCGAGCCCGGATCGAGGGCGCGGATTTGGCCGGTGACCAGCATGCCGGCCCAGGTCGTGATGTCCTCCAGCGTCTCGAAGGTCACCACATTGTACGGCGACCCCGATCCGATCGGCATCGGAACGCCGCTCTGCATCTGGGTGCCGGTCGGCATCACGGCGCCGTCGACCGTGGCCGTGAACTCCGCCGTGCCGTGGGACAGGCTCGCCACCTTGCGGCCCTTGGAGCCGTCGGCGTTGACGAGCCAGATCTGGCCGTGACGATCCAGCCACTCGGTCTCGGCGGTGTCGGGCAACAGCTGCAGCGCCAGCCAGTCGATGTATTGCAGCGTCAGGTGACAGAGCGCGCCCTGGTTATCTGACAGCACGCGCAGCACGCTGTTCGGCACATTGGCATCGGCGCCAGGCAGCGAGCCGCGGACGCTATCGCGGACCAGCGAACGGACGTCTCTAAGGGTTGGGGTGGACCAGGGGATAGGCCGCCTCCCTCTTACGCTTGGTTTCAGCACTCATTTCTATGACCCCGCCATTGCTTCCCAGAGCACCGCGTAGCGCAGCTCGATCTCACGTTCCGGACCGCGGTAGATCCGGATCAGGGCGTCGATGCGCTGCTTGTCGACCCGGCTCACCCAGACATCGAAACCCGAGCAGATCTTGCGATCGACGAATGGCTGCATCGCCGCGCGGATGTATTCCTTGACCCGCACCAGCGTCGAACCCTCGCGCGAGGCCGGCGAATCGATCTTGTTGCGGCGCAATAGCCAGAGCTTCGACCCGATCGGCCAACCCTTCCAGATTAGCTCGGCATCGAGATCGCCCCACCAGCCGCAGCGGTCGGTGGAATCAGGATCCGGCAGGATGTCGTCTTTATCGGCCAGCGCATCGGTGCCCAGCGCGACGATCACCGCAGTGGCCAGCGCCTGGGTGTCGTCGAGCGTGCCGTTCGGCAATAGCGACCAATCCACCGTCACCGAGTATTTCGGAAAGACGTTGTTCTGGACCAGCCGGATGTCGGGGACGTTGAGCTCGCCCGCCATCGCTCAGCCGATCTTGCCCTTGGAGTTCACGCACGGCCCTGACAGCGTCACCAGGAAGTCGAATGAGCCCTTGCCGGCTTCGGCGCCGAGATAGACGTTCTTGTCGGAATGGGCGTGGACGTAGGTCTTCTCGTCATCGAGAACCATGTGGCACTGCGCGCCGCCCATCCGCGTCTTGTCCTTGGTGACCTCGACGAAGCGCTTGGATTTCTGGCCATCCTTGTACAGCGCCTCCTGGCCGCGCTTTTGCTTCTTGCCATCCTCCGTGGTGGATTCCTGGCCGCCCTCGGCGAGCGGCGCGATCCTGATGCCACGCTTGGCCAGCTCAGCTATCTCTTCTTCAGTATGCTGCTGCACACTGTCGTTTTTCTCGCTGTCCTTTTCCACTAGGTGCATGCGCACCGTTTTGTCCTGCGGCGCGGTCCAGAAGCCGCCGTCCTTGGTCATGTGAAATTGCTGCTTGTCGCCGCGACCCCTGAACATCGCGGTGTCGCCCTTCTCGAGCTTGAACATGCGATGGCGGCGATCGTCCATGTTGCCGGCCGACGGGAACGAGCGGTTGCCGCCGTTGAAGTTCATGAACGTCTCGGCCGATCCCTGGATCTTGCCGTCCTTGCCTTTCTCGGCGTCGAACACTACCGATGAGAAGCCATAATTCTGCGCGGCCTCGATCGCCTGGCGGGTCTCGTTGGCCATGAAGTTGCCGCCCATCTCCTGCATCAGCTTGGTGTCATCGACCTTGTCGACGACGCTGCGGGCGCCGCCGGAGACGTAGCCAACGAACGATGAATTGAGCGGTGTGGCGCGATGCATGGTTAGTTCTCCGTTACAGTGATGTTGGCGTCGCTTCGCTCCTGACCTGGCCACCGGGCTGATTGGGATGGCGGACATCCCAGCCAAGATTGTCCCGCAAGCCCCAGGGTGCGACGACGTCGAGCTTGGTCAGCGTGCCGCTCTGCCGGTCCTGGGTGAAGGTGGCGCGCTGGATCTTCATCGGCATGTCGAGCATCGCCATCGGCGAATAGACATGAACGTCGTCGCCGGGCTCCCACAGCGCCTGGTTATCGCGCAGCCAGCCGTAGACGGTGATGGTCGCCGTGACATTGGTGCCGTTGTGCCAGATCGCCTCGTACTTGGCGCGGTTGCAGACCTCGCCCTGCGTCTTCACGGGCTGCTCGGCCGGCGTGATCAGCTTGGAGAACATCCGCGATGACATGCCGTTGACGATGCATTTCAGCTCGCTGGCGTTGGTGCCGGAATTGTCGTCACTGGCGGCGTGCTGGCCCCTGACGTCGTGCTCGCTGTAGACGTGCTCATGGTTGATGGTGCACTGGCACGACTTGATGTTGACGCCTTCGACCAACTCGGTGACGACGGCCCCGGTGTGCTCGCCGATCAGCAGGAAGTTGCCGAAGGCATCCGAGCCCATCACCACGCCGCGCGGCCGGGCGATGCGCTCGAGGAAATCCCAGACCAATTCACCGGGATTGTTCTGCAGCTTCGGGAATGGCGTCAGGTCTGGCGAGCCGACCACCTTGATGCCGACGCCATAGGGCGCGACCACTTCGTTGGCGACCTGCACGATGTTCTTGTTATCGAAATTGCCGGTCTTGGTGTCGACGCTCGACTTGGCCGCATTCGCGGTCAGGCTCTTGCCGATCAGCATCACGCCGTGCTGATAGGCATCGTAGGCGACCTGCCGGGTTTCGATGAAACCGGTGATGGCGAGCTGGCCACCGAGCGTGATCGAGCAGGCATCATCGGGCTTGAACTGCAGCTTTTGCCATAACGGCACCTTGCCGGCCGCCGTCGTCACCAGGGTGTCGCGCTCGGCCGCGGTGAACTGGAAATGGCTGAAGGATTCAGCCCAGTCCTTCCAGACCTGGACCGTTTCCCAGTCGTCGAACTTCAGCCCATTGAACTCGAGGACGGCGATCTCCTGCGGCCGCGGCATGGATCAGGCTTCCTGCTCCGGGTGCGGCGCGATCGGCTGCGGCTCGCCGAGCGGTTGGATCGAGCCGGCGACCGCTTCGCCCGCCACCACCTCAATGTCGCAGACGGTGATCAGCTGCCGCGTGCCTTGGCCGAGATCGGCGTCCGCTGTGGCGGTCACCTGAGCCTGGCCGACTTGTCCGCCTGGCGTCACCGAGCAGATCGTGGAATCGGCGGGATCGGTGGTGACCACGAGGATGTCGTCATCCGAAGATGCCCATACCACCTCGCCATCGATCTCTGCCGGGTTGTTCTGGGCATCGACATAGCTCACCTGCATGCTGGTCATCTTATCGACTGGCAATGTGTACATGACCTTGTCCCCGTCTGCTCTGATGATGAAGTCGCCGTACTTGATAGTCAGCAGTGCATGGATCTTCGGCGGCTCGCTGACCTCCATGATCCAGAGCGGGCCGGCGAATACGATCTCGATGCGCTGCTCGTTCATGGCCACAAGAACACGGCCAGTGCGATGGCGATGATCAGCGTCATCCCGATGAGAAAAAACATGTCGTTGCGCTGCTGTGAGGTCATTGCGATAGCGCCCGTCCCTCGATCGGGCAGAACGCCGGATGCACGATCTTGTTTTCTTGGCGCACTTCGTCACAGCGCGCAGCGTCGTCATAGAGCTTGTAGGCCAACACCAGCGACGGCAGGATATCGGCGAATTCGTAGCGCAGCATTCGTGGCAACGGCCGCGCCGATTCGACCAGGTGATTGGTGATCGCGGCGTGCAGCCGGATCAGCGCTTGGTAGCTCATCGAATCCATGTCGTCGGCGGCGATCTCCTCGGCTTCGCCGAACGGCTCGACCATCGCGCTCTTGAGCGCGGCGACATCCTGCCGGCTGACGAATTCCACCGTCGCAATGATCGCGCCCATGGTGGCGAGGCAGAACCGCACACTGGCATTCTTCACCAGCATGCCACCCAATGTCGCCGTCGGCTCGGCATCAAGCTGCCGCCGCACACCCTCGATCTGCTTCAGCGTGGTGCCGGCCTGCCGCGCCAGATCGAAGCACTCGTCGAGCTCCGGCCCGATCGTGTCGGTGATCAGCAGCTTGAACGCATGGACACGGGTGTCGTTGATCTTGGTACGCACATCGGATCCGGCGCGGCCCTTCGCCGGCACGGTCGCAATCAGGTTCGCCAGCATGCGGTCGACGATGCCGAGGGCCTCGCGCGCGTCTAGCCGTTTCACACATTGACCCCGGGTGGCGGATTGGCGAGCATGCGCTTGGCTTCGTTGCGCGTGTTCTGGCTTTCCTTCAACAGCGCCCCTGCGGTGTCGATCGCCGGTACCCAGCGCTGTGGATCCAGGCCCTGCTCCTGAAACTGCATATCGAACACGCAGAAGCCGCCGACTTTTTCTTCCTCACTGACCCGATAACGCGGACAGACCACGATCTTGTCGCCGAGGGTCGGCAGCCGCAGCGTGCCCGGGCCCTCCTCCTCGAGCGCCAGGATCAGCCGATTGCGCGCCAGCTGATAGTCGCGGCGATACAGGATGTCGTTGGCGTCGTCGTCATAGGGATAGACGATGCAGTAGCCGCGAACGCTGAACGCGCGCGCGACCCGGCCCATATCCTCGGCGTAGGGGTAATCCTTCTTGGGGTATTCGTGCAGGACGATGCGGCGGCCGCTCTCCTGGCTGTTGACCTCGCAGTGAAAGCGCGCATTGCGAAACGATGCCGGCATCAGCCGATCGCGCCATGCTGTCGGCAGATCGAACATCGTAGCCATTATGATCCCCTCAGATGTTCATCGGTTCTTCTTCGGCAACCGAGCGCTTCGCCGGCTCCATCTGGGTCTGCCGGTTGACCTCGACGTCCTTGAACAGGCCCTTGGCGCCGGCCGTGACGTTGGTGCCTTTCGGTGCGTTGACGTCGACGCGGATCTGGCCGCTTCCTTCGACCTTGGTGGTGGCGGATTGCGAGCGATCGACCTGGTTGCGGTCTGCAGCGATGGCTTGCTGCTGGCGTGCGGCAAAGTCAGCGCTCGAGCGGACGCCGAATTCACGGCCGCCACGGCGGCCTTCCCAATAATTGTAAACCTCCTTTGAGCCAGGTGCGGCAACGCGACCCGGCAAGTTCGCGCCAGGATCCGACGCCATGCCCTGGTTGGTGCGGCCCTGGGTGATGTTGCTGCCGCCGGCAACAACCGAATCCAGGATCTTGTCATATTGCGCCGACTGCTTGGCGCCGATCTCGGTTTGCTGCGCGATGCCCTTTTTGATCGGACCGTAGAAGCCGCTGCGCAATTCCTGCGCGATCAAATAGCCCGGCACTTTCTCGCGGACCATCGCGGTGCGGTTGAACAGCGCCTCGACGGTCGCGGCGCCGCCACCCTCAGTCGCCATCATCTGCTTCAGCAGCTGCTTGGTGCCTGGATCTCTATTGACTTCGTCCATCAGCGGCTGGCGCTGCTGTTGCAGGACGCCGCCGGCACCGCCACCGCCAGTGCCAATGCCGCCCTGCTCGCCGCCGCCTGCGCCCGTGGCCGGCGTTTCGCCGGCACCCGCGCCGACGCCTGGGCCCGCGGTCGACTTGCCGCCGCGGAAATATTCGTATTGGCCGACGCCGAAGCTCGAGCCCTTGGCCTGGTTGCCCTGGTTGCCACCGATGCCGATGAAGCGGCCGGTCTTCGGATCGACGCTCGACACCACGGTGACGTGGCTGCCGGTCTCTCCGGTCTTCACATAGCCGCCGCCGAACCGGCTCGCCTTCTTGACCGCGATGTCGCCAGGCTGCGGGCTCTCCACCTGCTCACCCCAATTGCGCCAGTTGGACGCGACGCCAGGATTCTGCGGCGGCGTGCCGCCGACCGACTTGACCACCGAGGCCGCGAACTGGCCGCACCAGGCACCCTGCTTCGGATAGCCCTGAGACGCCATGAACCGCTCGACGCCACCGGGGCCGCTCTCCAGCGCCACCCGCTTGGCTTGCCCAAGGATATCGGACGGCACCGCGCCAGGATCTGGCTCGCCACCTGGCGCGCGCTGGCCGCCTGGGCCACTACCTGGACGGCCGCCACCTTGACGACCGCTTGCGTTCGGAAACGCGCCAGCGCCGCCGCCACCGCCATCACCGCCGCCATAGCCAAACGCGCCGCCGCCGCCGACGCCGCCAGCTCCGCTGTAATCGGCGCCGCCACCGCCGCCACCGCCGCCGAAACCAGCCGGACCGCCACCGCCGCCCCAGGTGCCGCCACCGCCGCCGAACATCGGCGCGCCGCTGGGCGGCCGGAACGAGGCCTGCTGGACCATGTCGCGGAAGGCGGCCTGCTGGACCAGGCCGCCGCCTGGCATGGCGCCGCCGCCCGTGAATGAGGACGGTGACGCTTTCGGCGCCCAGTATTCATTCCAGCGATCGAGCCAGTTTTTCTCGCTCTCCGGCTTCGACGGCAGCGGTCCGATCTCCGCCGGCTTGCCCCCTTCGCCCTCGATCACGCTCGGCACATTGAAGCGTTTGAACCAGGCACTTTCCTGGATCCGGATGATGGTGCGCTCGAGCGCCTGGAATGCACCGAGAATCGACTCCGAGATCTTGTTCAAGTTGACGAGCACGTTGGTGAGCGGCCCAACCTTCAATGTCGCGATCTGGTCGCCGATGCTCTTCCAGGTGCCATCGAATTTATTGAGCTGCTTGTCGTACTCCTCGCCGAGCGCCAGCCGCCGCTGTTCTGCCGCGTACCACTCCTTCGATTTGACGGTGATCTTGTCGAGCGCCTGCATGCTGTTGTCCCAGAATCTCTCCTGGAACTTGCTGCGTGCGTCGGCCGCCTCCTGCTCGCTCTTGCCCATCGCGAGACGATTTTTGTAGATGTTGTCGCCGGCCTCGCGGACGATGTTGTATTGCTCCTCCTCGGTCCTGGCGTTCTTCAGTCGGTCGAGCAGCTGATCCATCGCGCGCGCGGCCGCGCCTCCAGCCGCACCGGCATCCTTGAGAATATCGAACCGGAGCTTGCTGCCCTCGCGCTGCAGATCGGCGATCGCGCCCGACATCTTGCCGACGTTCTTCACCACGGTGTCAGCGCTGATGCCGACGACCGCGAACTGCTCGATCATGTTCTTGAGATGACCGCCGCTGACCCCCAACGTCCGCGCCACTTGCTGGATCTCGCGCAAGCCGGCGGCCCAACCCTGCAGATCCCGGATCTGTTTTTGGATCTCAAAACCGAACGCCGCGGTGTAGCCCGCAACGCCGACCATGGTCTTGCCGAACGTACCGAAGCCGGCGACCAGGACGGAGATGGTGGACTGCAGGCCCTTGGCATTCTCCCGGACGCTGCTCTGATCGCGCTTGAACTTCTCCATGCCCTGCGCGGTTGCTCCACTGCCAAGGTTCTGCAGCTCGTCGCGCAGCTTAGCGATGCCTGCCGACGCATTGTCGATCAGGCTAACGGTTAAGCGTAGCTCTTCCTCTTGGGTGGGCATTAGTCGTCGTCATCCTTCTTGTTTACCGCCTGCTGCTCACGGTCGAGCTGCGCCGTTCGATGCAGATGCATCGCGACTTCGGTCACCGTCATGGACAAGAAGATCTCGGGATTGACGTGATACCAGCGCGCCAACCGATAGCAGTCGAGGATGATGTCGTCCTCGCTGCCTACCAGGCCGCTGGATCGGGTAAGAAAAAACGCTGCAGACGAAACGCAACGCTGTTCCAGTCGCGCGGATGCATATCCTCGATGAACGGCGGCAGGATGTCGGACAGCGCAGCGATGATGAATGTCATCTTGCGCTCCTCGATTCTGACCTCGCCCTCCTGGTCGATACGGACCGGGTTGCCATAGCGGTTGATGTCGCCGGCCCGCGGCTCGCGCAAGGTGATCTCTTTGATCATCTCGCCCTTGTTGTTGCGGATCGGTCTGTTCAGCAGCTTGATGGTGATCGGCCATTCCGGTTCGGTCGAGCCGAGATCTGCTGACGGCGGATCCTCGATGACAGGGTCTGGCGTTGGTCGCGGTTTCTTCTCGGCTGCCGGCGGCGTGACGTCGACCATCGGTCGCTCACGCGTCGGTTCGTCGTTGATGAAGCCTTCACGCTTCGGGGTAACATTCATATGGCGACCTCCTCACAGGTCACGCCTTCCCAGCGTACCCGCACCTGGCCGTCACGAGTGTTGTTCTCGAAACCGCCTTTGCAGGTCGCCGCGATCAGCGTGTATTGCATGTTGTTGGCGAGCTGCGCCACCACTGTGACATCAGTCTCGTTCATCAGGTCTTCCAGATAGAAGCCCGGCATCGTCGAGAGGTCGGCTTCTATGTAGGGCACGCGCGGCAGCTCTTGAAATCCGTGGACGCCGTCCTGACCAGCCAACATGGTTCGCTCGACCGGCGACGGGCTGACAGTGAAGTTGCCGCGCAGTGCCATCTGCGTGCCGTCCACCGTCAAGAAAGCAATGCCAGCAATTCTCTGGGCCATCTTGGTCTCCCTTCATTTGTAGAAATAGGCGAAAGCGCCAATGAGCAGGAACGCGATGACGGCGACACCGATCAGGTACGGCAGGTCTCGCCGCTCACGCCAGTTCATGATCAGGCGCCCGATGCTGCGTTGTACGGCGGCTGGTTGGAGCCGATGATCTGGTTGTCAATTCCGCGGTCGTACTGCAGCCGGAATTGCGCCAGCACGGCGAAGATGCGGAGCTGGTTGATCAGATCCGGGGGATAGAGCACGTTGACCCGGTTCGGATTATCGGGATCGCGCTCGACCAGCAGATGACGCTTGAAGTTGCGCAGATCCTCGACCAGGCCGCTCCACATGTCCTGCTGATATTGCGCGATCAGCTCGCCCTTGATGATGCCGGGCGTGACGATCGCCTGGCCAGGTCCGAACCTCGTCCCATCATTCGCGAGCTTATGACGGGGGAATTTCGAGGTGATGGCGTGCCGCTGATTGCGCAGCAGCTTTGCCAACGTCGCCAGCGTCGTCACCAGCTCATACGCGTCGTCAGTCTGCCCGTAGAGATTCAATTGATAGGTCGTTTGCTCTCGGGCGATCATCGGTTGCTTGTCGCCGCCGATCTTCTGGATCGCGAGACCATTCGATGCCAGCGAGTTGAGCTCGACGAAATCGAACCGTTCGTGGATCGGTGCCGCGCGGATCTTGTTCAAGGTCAGTGCCTGCAATGGCCTGGCCGGGTCGTTGACCAAGGCGCGCTGCGCCTTCGCCGCGTAAGCCGCCGCCCATTCGAACACCGGAGATTGCGACGCCATCTCGACAGACATGATCGATTCGACGCCGGAATTCTGCGTGACACCGAACAGGATCAGGTCGGCATAGGCGCCACGCTTGGCACTGAGGACGTGGCCAAAAAGCTGACGATTCCAGCCCCACCTGCCTTGATCGCTGAAGCCGAATTCCTGGTCCCAATCGAACAGCGAATTGGAGTCGGTGTACGGCATCGCAACATATTCGAACGGCTCTTCGCCCATGTTCGAGATCGCGTTGCCGAAATCAGGCGTACCGACGCCGCCGGTCAACATTCCAGTGGCCGGCAAGGTGATCTCGAGACCAACCGGCAGTTTCTCGCCGCCGCGGGCGCCGAAATAATTCAGCGAAACCGTGATGTCGTTGCCGAGAATGCCCTTCCACATCGCCGTCAGCGTCACACCCATGCCGCCCGTCGCCGTCACCGGCAGCGTGTCATCCTCGTTGATCGCCGCGGCAATGGCGTCGGCGATATTCGTCGGCGTGTCGGTGGTCGCGACGTTGACCGGCACATGGGTGCCGCCGATGTAGAGATGGATGGTGCCGGCCTCATCCGGCGCCTTCTCTACGGTGATGGTCCCGGTCGCCGCGGCCGCGCCAACCGGCTCTGCCAGCGGCAGGCCCCAGACCTCATTGGCGAAGTTGTTGTTGAAGTAGGCGTGGAACATCCGGGACAGCTCGCTGCCCTGGCCGAACCGCATGTCGGCTTGCGCCTGGCTGCCGATCGGAATCGGCACGTCCGGCTCGGCATCGCCATCGGCCGTCATGATGCCGACCATCAGCGCGCGCAGATTGATCGACGGGAGCCCCGCCATGCTCGGGTCGACTTCCACCCAGTACAGCGGCACCTTGATGTTGGCAGGAATATTGGCAAAGCTGATCGGCATGGCCGTCTCCTTTCAGGAAAAAGAAAGGGCGCCTTAAGCGCCCTGGTTGTCTTGATCGGATCTCGTTCGCTCTCGCCGTTTGGGGTTTTCTCCCTGGCGTTGTTGCTCCTCGGTCTGCTCTTTGCTCTCCTCGAGCGTGACGACGCCTTCCTTGAGCCGCCGCTTGGTAAAGCGATCGTTCGGCCATTCGACCGAGCCCTCAGGTCGGAAGCCCATGCCGTTCGGATGCTTGATCCGCTTGCGAATCTCATCGTTCGCCGGCACCACCCGCACCGGCTTTGGCCGGAACGAATGGACCAATGCCATGCGCTCGTTCTGGCGCTGTTTACGTTCCGAGATCTGTTTTTTGTCAGCCATCTTCCTTCTCCTCTTCCTTTTCAGGTACGGGCATGACGGTCGCGAAGATGTAGTTCGCGCCGACCTGCTGACGCTGCGCCATTTCTTCCTCGGTCTCGCCGATCTTGATGCCCGTCCTGACGTGGATCTCGAGCAGTTCGTCGGTGATCTCCGGCTCCCAAATCGTCCGGTAGAAACACGAGACGTCGTACTGCAGCTCGGCGACTGGGGTTTCGTTGTTGAACTGGGCGTTGCCGAACACATGCCGGCGAGTGCCGCGGGTGATGCCTTCGATCCGGGTATTGTCGGGGTTGCCGACACCGCCGGGATAGGCGCGGGTGTCGATCATGTTCATTAGATACTGATCGGTCCACAGCCGCTTCATGATGTGCCAGAACGCGGCGTCGATGGTCGCCTCTGCGATCACCTGGTCGTTGTGCGCGACCATCACCGAGAAGCCGATCCGCAGCGTATGCGAGAAGCCGATGTAGCCGGCGTTGGCGTCGCCATCGGGCAGCATGGTCTCGTCGATGATGTAGACGCCGAGATAGGGCAGCATCTCGGGCTGCACCTGCAGCATCTTGTTCTTGCGCTTGGTGTAGTTCGCGAAGAACGGGTCCGCCGCCAGCACGTCATAGAAAACGTCACGGATCACCAGCGAGTAACTTTGGGTATCGGTGATGCCCACCTAGCCGATCCTCGTATCGATCTTGCGGATCTCAAGCATGGTCTGGCCGCCGCCGTCGCTGTTGGAATCGGTGATCTGATAAGTGCCCTTGGGGACGCCGTTGCTGTCGAACGGAATGATGACCTGATCGTTCTGCAGCGGCATCACGGCGAATTCGCTGTCGCGAATATCGAGGATGGTGCGCTGGTCGGAATAGACCGAGCTGTCCATCGCGTTGACGTCGGTCGGATAGGTGTTGAGGATTCCGCGCGCGGCATAGTTGCCGGCACCTGGCTGCGATACCAGCGGCACGAACGTCACGGGTATGGCGAACACGTTGAACACAGAAGGCTGCAACAGCACGTCCATGTTCACGGCCATTTCATCGCCTCTTCCATCAGGTTGACCATCCGCTCATCGAGCTTGTCCTTCAGCACCTCGCGCAGGACCGGCCGGTCCGATGCCACCTGCCGGCCAGGTGCAAAGCGCCGCGGTTGAACATTTTTCGGCTCTGCCACGCGCGGCTGCCGCGTCTGCCGCGATAATTCCTCGCGCCCGCGCGGCCAGATCCTGGTCGCGGCCACGGTCTGGTTCGTTTGCGATCTGGCTTCGGTGTGGGGAATTTGCGGCGCATATCTTCGCGCTGCCACGCGGTCAGCTCTTCCGGCACCTGTTTATGCAGCTCGGCGACCTGTTGCCCCAGCGTGGTAAACTTAATCAGCAGGTTCGCGACGTCGCCGGGGTCGACGCTAAACATAGAATCGCATGTAGTGGTACAGCAGCTGCTCGACGGTGTTGCCAGCGACGCCGAGCGCGCCACTACCGGCGCCGCTCTTGGCGGCCGCGGCGGTGACGTCGAAGAATTGCACGCGGCTTTCACGGTGTGAGATCGACCGGATCCCGCTCGTCAGCTGCTGCGCGACTTGCGTGCGCGCGGCGCCGACCATGACTGCCAGCGCCTGCTTCAAGGCCGGCGGGGCTTCGTCGGGCAAATGGTAACCGCCGGAATAGATGACGCGGATCGGCTCCGACCACGGGCCGCCGAAGAATTGCAGTTTGCCGCTGCGGTTCTCGAGCTCGTAACTGTCCGGATCAATCAGCGCATCGCTCGGCGACGTCACGGTCAGGATGTCTTCATCCTTCACCGGATAATGCGTCAAAAAGATTCGCCCGTTCTGGGTGTCGAACGGCGGCAGGTCACCGCGCCAGGTTTCCTGCACCTTCTCGTAGGCAAACACCCGATTGCACATCGTGGCGATGACGTCGGAATACTGCGAGATCCAGAGCTGGAGCATGGCATCGTCGGTGGTGTTGGCCGGATCGATGCCGAGCATCACCTTGAGCTCGTTGAGCGTCGCAAGATCGTAGCTCTCGGCCGGCTCCAGCACCTTGACTGTGATGTCGGCCATCAGCGCGTCTCGATGTTGAATTGCTCGAAGATGCTGCGCAGCCGCAGCGGCTCGATCTCGGTGCCGTCGGATAACACCAGCGTCACTGCATAGCCTTCGGGGTCGACCTTCCAGCCGGCGACGGTCAGGCCTGGTAGCCCGCGCTCGCCGCGCGCGCCCGGATCACCCTTCGGCCCCGGCTTACCAGGACGGCCAGCAGATGCGATCAGCTGCCAGCCGTCCCCAGGGCAAGGACCGGGAGCATCGTGCCGTGCCATGAAACTCGAACCGTTCAGCGCGACGATGTTGAAGGCGGCATAGCTCTCGCCATCGCGATAGGTGCCGCGCACCACCGGAGTCGTGGCATCGCGTCCGCACATGGCCAAAGGCATCCAGTCGCGGTGCGGCGGTTTCTGCGCGGTATCTTTCTTCGCTTGCCAGGTGCCGCCATCGCAGAACACCACATCGCCGTGATAGGACACGTCGTCTTCGCTCCAGGCGCGGACGATCGGCAGCGCGCCGGTTTCGCCCTTCTCGCCGCGCTGGCCTATCGGCCCCGGCTCGCCCTGCGGACCGGGCTCTCCCTTTTCACCGGGCTTCCCTTGCTCGCCGCGAGGGCCTTGCTGCCCTGGCTCGCCTTTGTCGCCTTTTTCCCCTTGCTCACCTTGTTCGCCTTGTTCGCCATGTTCGCCTCGCTCTCCTGGTTCGCCCCGCTCGCCCTTCCCGCCCTGCGGTCCGGGTTCACCCCGCTCACCGGGTTCACCTGGTTCGCCCTGGGGCCCTGGTTCGCCGCGGTCACCGATCTTGCCCGGCTCTCCCGGCTCACCTGCCGGCCCCTGCTCGCCACGCTCACCGGGCTCGCCAACGACACCGGGAATGCCTTGCTCGCCTTGCTCGCCGGCAGGCCCCGGCTCGCCGCGCTCACCTGCCGGCCCCTGCTCGCCACGCTCACCGGGCTCGCCAACGAAACCGGGAATGCCTTGCTCGCCATGCTCGCCGGCAGGCCCCGGCTCGCCGCGCTCACCCGCCGGCCCCTGCTCGCCACGCTCACCGGGCTCGCCAACGACACCGGGAATGCCTTGCTCGCCATGCTCACCGGCAGGCCCCGGCTCGCCGCGCTCACCTGCCGGCCCCGGATCACCCTTCTCGCCGACGGCCCCGATCGGCCCAGGCTCACCGTCCTTGAGCTCACCAAGCCGGACGCGGACCATCTCCGAAAGCTCGGCACGGCAAGCGACCACCTCGGCCCGCAATCCCGCGATCACCACCTCGGTTTTCGCGATCGTGGCCTGGGTCTGCGCCGTCATCAGCTCGCGATCGCGCTTCCATTGCTTGCGCTCATCAGCCAGCGCGCGGCCCAGCACCTCGCGCCAGGCGTCGAGCAGCGTCTCACTCGCTTCCGATTCGATCGGCGGCTCTAAAAAGGTTTCGGACTTCCCGTTGTAGTTCATCACGGTTGCCCTTTTTCGGTGGAGGTGGTGCCGCCGGCTTCGCGGATGGTTGTGCGGGTGATGGTGGCGCGGCTGGAATCGCCGCCGCCGCCGACAGCGGCACCACCTGCTGCTGGACGCGCGGTTCGTCGCCGAATTCGGTGGCGTCGAGACCTTCGGTTTGACGGGCTTCGTTCGGCGCGTAGATGCCGCCTTGCACGCCTCGAGCCAGCGCTTCGATCCGATCCTTCAGCGCCGACCGGAGCAGCGCCGCGGTGTCGAATTCAACGTATTCGTCCGGCTGGCCCTTCAGCAGAAACAGGACGCCGAAGGCTTCCTCGATGTGGTTGAGGCAGAAGCCGAGACCGGACGCGATCCATGACTGCATCAATAGCTCGGTGGAATTGTAGGTCGCGCCGCCGAGGCCGAGGATCTGCAGCGGGATCCGAAACGCCAGCGCGATGTGCTCATTCGAGAGCTTGAGGATGTCCGCGGTGGCGGCGTCGCGGCCGCCGACGGACCACGGCTGCACTTTCAGCCCGGCGGTCAGGATCGGCGTGCCGCCCTTGTGCAGATCGCGCGCCTGGTCGTTCCAGCGATCACGCAGCGCCTGGACCTGGTCCTTGTCGAGCTTCAGATCGGTCGACAGCACCGCGCTGGGCCGTGCCTCGTTCATGTAGAACGCCATCTGCTGCCGGGCGATCGAGGCGTTGACGCCGATGTCGTCATAGGCAGCGACGATCGGGCTCTCACCAATCAGCGGCACCGGGTAGCGATGCCGCACGGTGTGCAGGCGGACGTGCAGCACATCGCGCGCGGGGACGATCAGCTGCTGGCCGCCGAGCCGTTGCTCGATCACGTCGTTGCCGGCCAGTTGATAAAAGATCTCGCCGTTCTCCGCCAACCGCGGAAACGACTCCATCGGGCTCATCAGGTGCAGCTGGTCGATCTCAAACCGATCGTTGCGCAAGCCCAGCGCGTAGGCGTTGCCGTCGAGATAGAGCGAACGCGTCGTGTTCAGCATGAAGTCGGAGATCGATTGATAGTCGTTCGGATGCCGCAGCAAACGCGAGACCGCCGAATTTTTCACCCGGTCGCGACCGCCCTTGCTGTTGAGCCGCCGATGGTCGCCGGGGCACATCGCGACGGTTTGGCTGTATGCACTAACGCAAGCCTCGACCATCGCGGACTGGCTCGAGGGCCCGACGACGTCGTAGCCGTTTTGCCACCAGTTCAAACTGTCGCCGATCCCGGCGGGCAACCACCCGCCAGTGATCGGCAAATGCCAGGGTCCGGGGCGATATTCGCCCTCGACACTTTTGCCAACAATGCGGCTAGCGATGCGCGCCAGCGGCGCCAGCCAGTTGGGCTTGGCCATTAGGTCGCGGTCGACCGACCGCCGCTTTGGCTGCCGCTGGTGTGACTGCCGGCGCCACCGCTCGAGCCCGATCGCTGTGAGCCCGACGCGCCGCTCCGCTCCCGCTCCGACCTATCCGATCGATCCGACCTATGCGGCGGAAGGATCCGTTGATCCTGTTCCGGACTGCCGTCCGGCTCATGCTCCTGCAGATAAACGCCGAGCCTCGCCAGGTCGTTTTCCTCTTGTGTCGGCGTGGGCTTCGTCTTGGCTTCGGCCTCGGCCTCTTTCGCACGAGCCTCCCGATCTTCGGTGATCTGCTTTTTTGCCGCCTCGCGTTGCTTCTCGGTCGCCTGTTGCCTGTCGGTCGCCTGCTGCCGCTGCGCGGCTGCCCTGTCATCGGTTCGGTCGGTCATCGCTTACTCCTTCTGGTTTCTTGGCAGCAGTGACGGTGAATGGCAGGGCGCTGCTGTCGCCCTTATTGCCGCGGACCAAGACGTCCACGGTCGCTGCAGCGGCGCCGTCGACTGCGCAGGTCAGCACGTTTCTTGAGACGACGGTGGTGGCCTTCTCCGCGCCGTCGAAGACGACCTTGCAGTCGGGGCCGAAATTGTCGCCGTTCGCGGTTAGCGTCATCCCCGTCACCGGGGCGACCGCGGTGTTCGGGTCGAGGCTCGACAGCGTCGGCGCCGGCAGCTCCGGCGGGTTCGGCTCGGTCGGATCCGGGGAGCTCGGATCGATCGGGCTGCCGTCATATTGCTTTTCCAGCGGGTAGTGGATGACGGCTGCCATGTCGTTTTCGAATTGCGTCGGAGTCGGTTGAACATCCGCCGCATCAAGATCGACTTGCATCACATATTCTCGCCAGGCCTTGTCTTCGGCCAACTGCTTCTGTGCCTGTTCGCGATCCATGCTCGATCCTCCAAAATAAAAGGGGTCGCACGCTGCGACCCCTTTGCTTGCTTACCAGAGGACGCCCTGAACCCAGGCCACCACACCGGCCCGGCGCAGGGTCCAGTTGATCGGCAGGATCAGCCGCAGCGCCATGCTGTCGGTCTGCCACATCGACTTGACCGGAGTGGCCGGCGTGCCCGGCGCCGCCCCGCTGATGATGTCAGCCGGCGCGGTGTCTTCCATATGCAGCGTGGCCTGGTCCGAGATCTCGAACCGTGGGCCCTCGCCGCCGACGGTGACGAAGTCGGCGCAATCGACCGCGATCACTGTGCCCATCGGCACCGTACCGGAATCGATGATCGGCCAACCCTGCAGATTGCCGGCAGCAATCTGAGCCTGGAAGGGGAAGGCTCCCACACCAGGCGCTGCCGTCAGGCCAGCGCTCATGACCTGTTGCGGGTTCATCAGCCAGGCGGGGTTGCGGATATTGCCCATCGTTGCGGTGAGCAATGCGCCCGCCACCTGCTTGATGTCGCCGACCAGGGCATCAAAGCGTGAGCCTCCGGCCGGTATCGGTGTCGGCGTCAACGCCGCCACGCCGTTGAGAATGCCCGCCGGCCGGATCTGGGTCGCCGGGTTGGTGTCGAGCAACACGCTGTCAAGCGAGACCGCGGTGTCCTCCTGGATCGCATTGCGGAGCAAGCCCTCGATGGCGGGCACGCTGTGCTCATCAATCTCGCGGGTCCAGGTGGTGATGACCGCCATCTTCTTCGGGGTCAGGGTCGCCGCCGTGAATGCACCCTGCCGCACCGGGATCGGCATGCCTTCACCGACGAACGAGCCGGCGATGGTCGGCGTGCGCGAGCGGGTCGGAATGACGATGCGGCCGTTGCGACCGAAGGTCAGTCCGAGGCCTCGGGCCGACAGCCGCGGATAGACGGCCTTGGCCTGCAGCAGCTCCATGAAGTCAGCGTTGATCTGCTGCACCAGCTCCGCCGCCCAGCCGGTGACCGTGGTCTTGGCCGGCGCGGTGGCGGCCTTGACGGCCCAGTCCAGTACCGCCTTGGTCATCTCGTCTTCGCCGTAGATCATGCGCCGAACCTGATCGATCGGTTCGTGGCGGAGGTGCGAGAACATCTGCACGGTGCCGGCGCGGACCAACAGGTCGAGCGGATCGAGCTTCTTCTTCGGCATGTTGAACGGCCGCCGGCTGGTCGGCGGGTCGTCGTCGTTCGTCTTGATGACGTGGTTGTGGATGACGGTGGTGCGGCCGTCGCTGCTGCCTTCCGCCATGTTGGCCTCGGATTCGCGCAGCGTGGTGAGCGTCTTGTTCTCCTGCGCGATCTTGGCGTTGAGGTCAGTGGCCGTGGCAAGCTGTGCGTCGCTGACATTGGTGTCGTCGACACTGGCGAAATGCTCGGCCAGCTGGTCGCGGAGATCGACTAACCGCTTCTCCGAATCTTGAATACGTTTGGAAAATTGCTGAGCAAGCGACATCGTCGTGCCCTTCCGTTCCGCAGATGATCGTTTGGCTTGCCCGCCGTTGAACCCGCGTCGCTGGATGCCGTCTTTTGCGCCTTGCCCGGCGAAGACGAGATCGATGGTTGCGGGAGAACTCTTCAGTGACTTGGCCACCGCCAACGCATTGGGGTTGGCCGGCACGGCGACCAGCGAGGTCTCCACCAGTTCGCTCTTGGTGAAGATCTGACCGCCGAATCCATATTCGTCGTTGGCATTGCGCGACTGCCGCTCGATCGGCCGGAAACCGACCGAGACCGCGCACAGGATGCCCTGCTCGACCAAGCTCAGGATCTCATCGATCCGCGCCGAGGTGCCCTTCCTGGCGAGCTCGAGGTGGCCGCGCAGCGCGCGATCCTTGACGCGCAGATTTTTCCATTTGCCGATCGGGAAATCGCTCTTGTGGTTGAACAGCGCGACCGGGTTCTTCTTGAAATTCTCCAGATCCCAACCGTCCGACCTGACGATGTCGTCCATGCGGTCCGGCGTCTCATCGGACAGCACGAACTCCATGCCGCTGACGGTCTCGGCGTGAGTCTTGTGCACGACGCCATCGACGGCGCGGTTTTCCCAGATCAGCTCGCAGGCGTCCTCATCGCCGAGCTCGTCAACGCAACGGTCGATGAAGTCCGCGCGGCTCTCATCTTCTTCCGGCTCGAGCTGCTTTGCGGACTTGTCCTTGTTGCGCCAGATGTTGAGGCAGGCAGCGACCGCCTGGTCGTTCTCGCGCTTGCCGTCGCCCATCATGTCGGGGACGCACCTGGACATGAACTCGCTCTGGCTTTCGCCTTTGTGCGGCTTCATCGGCATAGCTCGACCTCCCGCCGAAGCCGAGACTCCGGACGTCAAGACTTCCGCTACAGATTTTGAGGATTACGGCGTCGGCTTCTTACGTAGCGCCTTGGCCTTGACCTGGTGGCGCCTCCGATGCTTCGCTCGGATCGGCGCCATGATCTTCTCGTCGATCGGATAGTCGACCGGGTTCAGAATCGCGTTGTGCAGCTCGGCATCCTGCTTGCTGCCGTCGTCATCGGTGTAGAAGAATTCGTTGGCCTCGCGCTTCGGCATCATTTGGCCTTTCCGACGTAGGCCTTGAACCGCGCCATCGATTCCCGGTCTTTCAGGTTGAGCACGCCGGCCCAGCTCGAATTGAGCAACATCTCCTTGCCGCGCGGATGATCGGCGACCTTCCAGATCGATTTCGGATCGCTGGAGTGGATCGCCTGCAGCAGCTCATCTTCCTCGCGCTCCGGCAGCTCCAGCTGTGGCTCTTCATCCTCGTCACGCTCGATCTCGATGTCGGCCATGCCGTAGCGGATTGCCTCGCGCAGTTTCTCGTCGTCGTCTTTCTGGTCCCAGTATTCCTCCTGGTACTCGCTGATGCTGTCGGCCAGGTACTCCGGCGGGTCCATCCGATCGGCCTTGTCCTCGGCCTCTTTGTTGAAGGCGTCGATCAACTCCTTTTGGATCTCGTCGCGGGCGTCCGCGCTCAGCATCTCGCTCGGTGTCAGCGGCTCGATCCCTGGCAAGGTCTGCTGCGCCGGGTCGTAGCCGGCCGGCGTCATGCGATCGAGCTCGTCGTCCATGAACTCGATCGACGGATCCTTGGTGCCGTCCCAGCCGCGCTCGTAATCGATCTTGATGGCGCCCAGGATCTCATCGTCGCTGAACGGGATGTCCGGTTCGCCCTCGGCAATGCGGTTCTCGCGCCACTCCGCCACCGCGTTCTTGGCCCAGTCGTCCGACGGCCCGACGAAACTGTCGGCAAGCTCGCCCTTGGCGTCATCGAGCGCTTGGCCGCTCTCGCGCCAGTTCTGCTCCTCGCTGGAGAGAAATTCGCTGTAGCTGTCGTTCATCCAGCGCCGCTTCACGGCGTCTTGCATGTCCTCACCGAGCATCGACCAATCATCGGCCTCGTAGGTGTCGGTGCCACGGGATGGCGCGCCTCTGCCACCCAGCTTGCGCTCGAGCTCGCCGCGCAGCTCCGCCCATGACGAGGCTGTCGGCACATAACCGTATTTCGCCCAGGCATAACCGCCGACATCGATGTTGGCGCTGACCTTGAGCTTCTCGAGGCCGAGCGCCTCGTAAACCTCGACATTGCCGCCGAGCACCTTCTTGCCGATGTTGTGCTTGGTGGTGTTTTTGTTCAGCTTGAAGAAAGCCGAATAGGCGGACTTATCGTCCGGCGAGATCTGGCGGTCGTACTCGCCGACGCGGTTGCCGCTGTCATCCAGGATGCCGCCGCCGATGTAGAACGTCGAACCCGACAGGCCGATGTTCATGGTGGCGTGTTCGAGGCCGCCGAGGAAACTTTTCTTGAACTCCTCCGGCTCGATGCCGATTTTCGCATTCCACTTTTCGACGAACGCCGCTTCCTCGCTGCTGGTGGCGTTGATCTTGATCTTGGCCTTGTCGAAATCGTCTTTCCTGGCCGGCTTCTTGCTTTTCTTCGGCTTGGCCTCCGCCGCCGGCTTGTCGGCCGCTGACGTCGCCGAGGATCCACCGCCACCGCCGGAAGTGAATTGTCCACCGGTCGACGTGCCGGCGGGATCGCGTGGATGCTGACTTTCGTCCCAGCGCTGATGGAATCTATGCTTGAGCAGCTGGAAGCGCTGGGCGTTTAGCTTTTCTTGAGCACCAGCTCGCCGTTGATCTCCTCGAAGTGGCTCCAGTCCTGCAGCTCTTCCGGCAGCTCCATCTCGAGCTCCGCCGTCCACTCCGGCCGTGGGTTGCCCCAGGCCATGTCGATGTAGCTCTCGCGCGTCACCGGGACGCCGGCCTTTTTCATCATCTCGATAACTTCGTCGCTCATGCTTCAATCCTGCCAGCTCGGCGATCGTGGCTTGCGTCTGCCCGAGCGTTACGTTTGCGTCGTCATGGTACGCGCGCCAGGCGTCCTCGACCGCAGCGGCTTGTTTCTTGCTCAGATTGCCGAATGCTTCCCGTTTAACCACCCAGACCGCTGATTGCAATTGCCGCGGCTGGATCCCGAGCTCCTTTGCCGCTTCACGGTAAGCATCGGCATAGACCGGATACAGCCCGCTCGAGCCGGTCTTGATCGAACTGCCGGCGGCTTCCCAGCCTTCCGGCTTGTCGGCCTTATCGGGCGTCAGGCCGAAATTGTGCAGTACCGGCACCGTCTTGTTGGAGAGCGGCCGCAGCAGCGCGGCGCCGACGGCGTGGGTGTCGATGGTGACGTCGCCATTGGCGGAATGCGGATCCAGAATATTGTTGTAGAATGAGCGCACCTTATGCGCGGTGCCCATCGCGGCTGAGATCTGCGCGGTGTCGCCGTTGGCCTCGAGCGCCTTCACCGCATTGGTGATCGAAGCCAACGATTGCCAGACCACCTTGGCGTTGCTGCCGTCCTTGTTCTTGACGATCGGACCGAGCGCGCCGTTCGGCAGCACGGTGCGGTAGATGGTCGAATTGTGGGTCTCATCGTAGGTCCGGATCCACAGCGCCTTCTCCGCCGGGCTGGTCAGTTCGCCGAGCGTCTTGCCGCGCACCAGGTCGACCACCGCCTGGTTCTTGTCGGACCACAGCGTCTTGGATTTCTCCTCCATCTTATCGTCCCAGCGGTGACCCTGCTGCTGCTTGTAAGTCTTCAGCAGCATGTCAGCGATGTGGACGTTCTGATCCCAGTCCTTGGTCGGCGACAGCGCAGCGTAGACGCCCGCGATTGAGGCGTCGTTGAAGCCGTAGAGCTCGGCGCGGTCATCGACCAGGGCGCGGGCGCCGTCGTACCAGATCTCGGTGTGGTGGTCCGCGAAGCCGTAGAGGAATTTCAAATTTTCCTTCAGGTGGTCGACCACCGCGCGAGTCGCATCGTCGGTCGAGCCCTTCAGCTCTTGCGGCCGGAAGTTCGGGTAGAAATCGGTGTTCTTGAACAGGTTGATGTCATGCTCGTAGCGCTTCGGGTCGAGCTTCATCGAGGCGACGTCGGGCTGCCCGTAGGCGAGCGGCTTGTCCTTCGCGGTCGGCTGCCTCGAGCCGATCGTATTCGGATGCTGGCCCTTATTGCCAGGAAGCGGCTTCACGCCGGCGGCCTTGGCCTGCTCGCTGGCGGCGGCGACATTGGCGTGGGTCTTGGCTTCGACCTTGGCGGTATCGATCGCAGTCCCGGTGCCTCCGCCGTCCGACCCACCGGTATCTACCCAGCGACCGTGCTCGTCCCTGGGCTGACTGGGATCGAACTTCAGGTAAAGCTCGCCCAACAGCGCCAGCCCGCGCGTATACTGCCGCTGCCACCGATCACGCCGCAGCTCCGCCTGCTGTCGCTCAATGATCGACATCGCGCCGCTCCAGCCAATCCAGCCGTTCTAGTTTCTCGTCGATCTGCTGCAGCCGTTGCTCGATCGCTCCGAGTCGCCGGCCTATCTCGGCTTCGCCGGTCGCGCTGAAATGAAGTTCAATCCAGGCGCCATCGCCGTTGCAGCGATAGATGCCGATCGCAGGCTGATCCAGCACGCGGTCGCATAGAGCCAGCAGCTTCAGCCGCTCGGAATGCTTCAGCGTGATGCCGGCGTCGAGGAGGACGGTTTTGGTGACGGCGACGCCGTGGGCGCGTCCGCCTTCGTCGAAGCAGCCGGCTGGACCGTTGCCGAACGATTCGATGGTGCCTTCGCCCTTGATGCAGACGGTGTTGCTTTTGACGCCGCCATCTTCCGGCGAAAGATCGACGAGCCGCGCGCACGCCAAATCGACAATTGGCGGCTCACCGTGCTCGCAGCGCCATGGCAGAATCGGCAAGCCATCACCTCACCTTGTTGGCGGGATGGCGCGGATCGATTGGCCACCCATCATCGTCGATGTCGTTGGAGTAGCCGTGCAGCTCGAGCCGCCGCTTCTGCCGATCGTGGCAATCGAAGCAGAGCGATTGCAGCTTGCCGAGCCGAAACTTATTCCAATCGCCGCGGTGCTCCTCGACATGATCGGCGACCCTGGCCGGCGTGACGATGCCGCGGTCCAGGCACATCTTGCACAGCGGCTCGTGCTTGAGCTGCAGCCGGCGCATCCGCTTCCAGACGCCAGTGTCGTAGAAATGCTGCCACTGGGTCCGGGTCGAGCTTTCATCCATGGTCGAGCGGTCGGGCGAGCCAAGCCGCCAGCGCCTGACAGCCGGCGGCCCATGCGTAGAGCGCGACCACCTGCCATTGCACCGCCGCCCGCAGCCAGACCGTCGCCAGATCGTCCGGCGGGTTCGATGGTTTGCTCGTGACCAGTCTGAGCTTGGGCATGTCACCCTCCTCGATCATCGCAGATCAGGCCCGCGCGGGACCAGCAAGCGATGCTGGCGGCGGCGCCGGGTGCGAATCTCGTCGCCGTTGACGGTGACCAGCACCGGGACGTCCTCCGGCGCCATGATGTCGATGGTCACGGCCTCGTCCGGCTCCGGCTCCGGCGGCTTCGGCGGCGCGACGCCGGCCGGGCTGATCCACTTCACCAGCTCTTCGTCGGTGCCATCGAATCTGTTCAAGTCGACGTTGGTGTCGTTGATGCCGTCGAGCTCGCCGCTTTCGCTGAACTGCCACAAGGTCCACTTGTCATAGGTGCCGCTCGGCCAGCTCGGATCGCCGCTGGTGTATTGCGCAAGCCACAAATCGGTGTTGTCGCGCAGATAATCGTCACATTGATCGCCGAGCTGCTCTTTCAACAAATGACCGGAATAGACCGTCACCTGCAGTCCGCGCGGATCGGCCTTCAGCGCTTCGATCGCCTTGTGCAGATCGTCGAGCGTGCAGCCGTCCTCCTCATAATCGATGACCATCCGTTCGCCGTTGACCGGATCGACCACTTCCAGGAAAAACTCCATCTGCGATTTGGCGTCGCCGGGTTTAATCCAGTGGTAGGTGCAACACGCAATGCCCGCGGCGTTGGCGTTGACGAAGTTGGTGGCGCGGTTCGGATCGATGTAGCTGGTGCCCTCGGTCGCCTTCATGATGGCCGCGACCACGCCTTGCGCGGCGACCTCCTCGAAATCCGGAAAACCTTGCCAGTGGCTGATGTCGATGCAGCTGCAATGCTCGCTCATGAGGTCGGCTCCTATCGCTGGTTCTTCGCCGCTTCGATCAACTCCCGAATTTTGTCACAGTCCTCAGTCGCCGTGATGTACTTGCCATCGGTGGTGTGGATCAGGCACTTGATGCCTTTTTGCAGGTATCCTTGATCAGGCGGCGCCTTGCGCACGCTGACCACTTCGTCCGGATTTACATGGATAGGGTGATTGTCCGGTCCATGGACCAGGACCAGCTGAAACAGGATTTCGGCGATCATCGCCTGTAGCTTTCAGGTTCGCATGAACACGTCGCACGCGGTGACGGCAAAATCGTCGGCGTCAAAGCCGAGACGCTCCTGGGCGATGCGGGCGGCGGCCTCGAGCAGTGCGGAGATCTCGACCGAGGCACGTTTGTCCGGGCTCAGCACCACTTCGATGCTGCGGAGCTCGCTGAGGATATGACGCAGCACGCTGTCGCAGGTGGTGGCGTAGCCTTCGGCCTCCATCAGCTCGCGCTGGCTCCAGTCATCGCGGTCGATCATCGCCGATCGCCGCGCCAGGCCGGCTTCGACAACAATGCAAGGTGCCACCCATGGCGGCGGCTGCAATACTCGCGCACCCAATCCAGCGTATGGCCCTTCATGAAGCGCAGGATCGGCGCCGTTTCGGTGACGCGACCGTCGACCAGGGTGATGCCGGCGGTGAAGCGGCGGTTGGTGATCTGGGCACGCACTTCTTCCATCAGCCGATCAAACTCTCGATGTCCACCGGCACGTCGGCGAGCCGATCGCGCGATCGTAAGCCGAGCAGCATCGAGAGCGCAACGGCGCCGTCGATCCGAAACCGGGCCTTGTCCTTGTCGAGCTTGCGGTTGCCGGCGGGATCCATCGTCACCACCGCATTAGCGACGTTCCAGTTCAGGCACGGGTTGTTGGGATGGATCAGGTTGCGCTCCATCACCGCTTTTTCGAACGCATCGATCGCCGGCCCCATCGAAACGTAGCCTTGGCCCCACGGCACCAGGCGCATGCCATCGTCATGGGCTTTGTCGCTGCCCTTGTCTTCCCAGGTCTGCAGCCCGATCCGATCGAGCTCGCGCTGCAGGTCGGCGATGCGGTAGCGATCGTAGGCGAAGCCGACGACGTTGTAGCGCATCACCAGGTCGCCGATCAGCAGCGCGATCGCTTCATGGTTGATGGTGCGGCCCGCCGAGGCCAACAAATGGCCCTGGTCGCGCCATTGCTCATAGCGGTAGGAGCCGGCGCCGAAGTCGCGCAAACTATGCTCGCCGAGATGATCTTCCGGCTTCCAGAAATACGGCTGGATCCGGACCGGCTCCTCGGCCGAGCCGGCGATCAGCGCGGTGAGGTCGGCGACGCTGGAGAGATCGAGCGCCAGGTAGACGTCTTCGCCATCTTTCAGCGCCGCTTCCTCCGGCGTGCCGGCGCAGGCCATCCAGTCGGCGCGCGCGATCAAGGTTGCCGTTGGATTGATCCGTTGGTTCAGAAACAGGTTGCGAACCTTGGGTTCTTCCGCCGGCAGCCGTACCGCCTTGCGCACCGCGGCCACGAGATCCTCGCGGTTGCGGAAGACGCCGAGCGCCGGGTTGGCCTTCAGCCACTGCTTCTGGTCCTGGAGGTCGCAATCCTCGTCCGCGGCGTGGAGGTGGCAGACGATCGAGGGGTCGACCTTCGACAGGCCGTCGTCGATCAGCTTCGACAGCACATGCTCGGGGTCGTTGCTCTGCGTCGAGATGACGATGAACAGCGGCTCCTCGCGCGCGCCAAACGCGGTGACCATCACGTCATAGAGGTCGCGGTTGCGGGCCTGGGCGAGCTCGTCATAGATCACGACGCTCGGCAGGTAGCCATGTTTGGTGCCGACTTCGCTCGACAGCGCGCGGTACACCGAACCGGTGCGCCGCGCGACCATGGTTTTGGTCGACGGAATGATATCGACCTTCGCCAGCAGCTCGGGCTCCATCTCGACGATCTGGCGCGCGAACTTGAACACGATGGCGGCCTGATCGCGGTCGTTGGCGCAGCTGTAGATCTCGCCGTTGACGATCGCCTCGGGGCCGACCAGATGCGCCAGCGCAATCGCGGCGATCAGTGCGGTCTTGCCGTTTTTCCTGGCCATCGAGAGAATGGCGCGACGCACCGCGCGGTTGAGGCCGAGGTGCGGGGTGTAGATGTCGCGGATGAACAACTTCTGGAACGGCAGCAGCTTGAACGGTTTGCCGGCGCCGATGCCGGACGGCACCGTCAGCTTTTCGATGAACCGGATCACGCGCTCGGCGCGGTCCGGCTTTTGCGTGATGCTCACGAGGCCAGCAGGTCGTCGAACTTGCTTTCCGGCTGCTCACCGTCGGCGGCGATCCTGGAGCGGCTGGCCGGCGTGAAGCCGAATTCCTGGGCGTAGCGCAGCAGGTCGTGGGCGGCGTCGCGCGCGATCTTGATCAGCGCATTGGCAGCCATGCCGCGCTCGGTCCTGGTGAGCAGACCGAAATGGTGCGGGTCATCGGCCTTGACCGCGGTCATCGCGTCCTGGGCTTCGCACCAGGTGCTGTAGGCGTCGCAGTACAGCATCAGCGGCGCCAGGTCGGCGACCGTCAGCAAACCGAGCCGGTGCAGCTCGGGCGCCAGGCGGAGCCACTCCTCGCGCGCTTCGTCCTTGAGCCGGACCGGCGGCGGCGGCACTCTGTCGAAACGCGAAGGCTTCACCTCGCCGTGCAGCCGGGCCTTCGATTGATGGCCGGGGTTGCCGCGCAGGATCTTGAGCGCAGCGGGGGTGGCGGGCCGTCCGGCGGGCATGGCGACAACTCCTTTCATCCTGGCGCGAAACGGGGCTAACCCCCTGGGATCCCTGTGGTGACCGTCCCGCATGTATGAAGAGCCCACTAACGCGTTCGAACCTCGGCCGGTGTTGGTAGCGGCGACGTCGAACAGCGCATGGGCGCGGGGCACTGCTTGTGCCCTGGGTCGAAAACAACACCGAAAATGGAGCCGTTGCGCGCTCTATCGTAAGCGGCGCCTAATCCTCGCTGCCGTATCTTCTCGGGTCGCTTGGTGATCGTAGGTTTTGGCTATCACCATCAAAAGCTGCGATGAGACGAACGGATGCGAAGTCTGAAGGGCCAATCCCCACTTGCGATACTTTTCCGCCAGATTACGCTCTTGGTCGCCGCCTTCGCCGCGCCCGTGAACGCCTCGTGAGTTGTACACGCCAGTATGGGCACCCCGCATCATAGCCTCGGACTGAATGTCCTCCATCACATCGCGCACCGGCTCACACGGCCACACGCCGTCCTTCCCGGTCGGCGCGCCAGACAGCACCTTGCCGACACAGTTATCGGCAATGTCTGCTCGGTCTAGCTCGGCGCACGATTGGCGTACAGTCGCGAGCCACTTCGCAAGACGTTCAGTCTCCAGTTCCCCAAGGTCGTTGTGACCCGGAATCCTCTCTATGGCTTCGAGCAACTTGTAGCCGCGCTCAGCCATCGTTGTGACGCGCTCCGGCGGGACTTGGAATTCGGCCGGGTCATTGGCGCCGTCCTTGCGCTTGTACGTCCACGCGATCGCCTGAACAAAAAGCTCGGGGTGCAATTCGACGTACCGCTCCAGATTAGGGATCCCATAGTGGTTCCGCCTATCCCAACGACGTGCGAGCACCTCGATGTAGGCGAACTCAAGACCCGCCTTTTCGTCCATCGTGAGCACGTGGCTACTGTTCAAGTGCTTGAAGCCCTCTTCAATGCTGTGGTGATCGAGCATGTAGTGACCGGGCTGCTCTTCGCCGCCCAGCGCCATCGCGGACAGCAAATTGAACAGAACCTGCGCGTCAAGCTTGCTGGGTTCATGCCGGATGCACGAAAACGCCGCGCGGGGCCGTTTGGCCTTCAACAACCGCTCGACGCTTTCATTGTTCTCTGCATCCGAATTGCGAATCCAATCCGGCGTGACATCGCTCCAATACCTGGCATGGGCCACTTCGCTAAGCGCGTCTACCAGCTGCCAGATCCTCTTGCCATACGGCGCAAGAACAAACAGCCGGACGATTTCTTGTTCGGACAATCCCGCCGCGACGCCACGGAGAACCGCTTCAAGCTTCTCGCTATTTCCTATGAAGCTGTGCAGTGCGCCGCCGATAAGATTCCTGTAGGCGTGAACCTCTTCCCTGCCTGCGAGGACCGAATCGAGGGCAAGCCGGAGCAATTCTCGAAGTTCTTGCTCGCTCAGCACGAGGGTAGCTAGTATCACTCCGATCATCCATGATGCTTTTCCCCGCTTGGAAAGCTCCAGAATCCCGGCAAACCCCCGCTGCTCTATGACTTCGCGTAACGCCTCGGCTCTCAAGCTCTTGATTCGCTCTTCACGAGCGTTGTAGTCGTATCTTTCGACATCCTCGATCTCGTCGGCGGATTCTTCGATCCAAGTGTCACGGAAGAGCCACGCATGCTTGTTTAGAAGGTCAATCGGCTCGAGCGCCCTATAAGCGGTCTTGCCCGCTGTTGCGAAGCTTGTCGGTTTGCCGCCCTTCTTCGCGCGAACCGCAGCACGCCGCGATAACGTGGCAACCCGAATTTTTTCGCGCATTGCGGCCTTATCGCCATCGCTAGCCTTATTCTTTGCCCAATCTTCGATCAAGGTCCAAACGCGGTTCTGATCGGCCTCGATGAGACTCTGAAGACGGTCCACCAAGTCGCACAGCATGCTGAGCGAATGGTCTCGCCAGGTGAGAGCCATTTCGATCATCTCACGAACGAACTCGTCAATCGGTCCCCGCGTCGAGAATGGTTCGCCGAACCCATATCCGTCGGCACGCCAGCGCGGTTTGTGGCTGTAATCGCCTACTCCGCTATGCGTGCTGAATTGCGATACGCAAATTTTCCAAGCTACGTCCGGAAATTTTTGCGCCAGCTTCTGCATCAACTCCACCCGCTCTCGATGGCTTGCAGCTGTCTGCGGCATCCAGGCTCGGAAGATTGATTCCAAAGAGTGCGTCGGCTTGTTGACCCAATTATCGTTGATCTCGACCTGTGCGAGGCGGGCCAGGATGGCGGCGGCGCGCGGCAACGTTACCGGGTTCCACGAAAGGCCCTCCAATGCCCACAGGAGACCCGTGCGACTCGGGCTACGCCCGAATACACCTGCATCCGCCGGACGTAGAAGGCCGAAAACTGCAGGTTCTTTGGACCTGAGATCGCGCTCGATGATCGAAAGGAATTCGTTAGGCGCTGCTTCCGCGTAGGTCGGAAGATCTCTGTCGTGGGCCTCCAATATCCGCGTGGTCAACGGCGTCGGGAGCAAATCACGCACAACGCGCATCGCCTCAAATTCGGTATCAACGCCGAGATGGCGCTTGAACAAGTTCTCGCCATGCACAGCCAGCAAGACCAGGGTTTCCGAGATGCCTTCGCGGAAAGCGGCGGAAAATTCGCGCGTCTTTCCATGGAGCGACGCTGCCCAGCGCTGATCGTCGTCTAGATCGAGCGCGGGGTCGTCTTCGCCGAGCACCATTCGTGCGATAGCGAAATAGAGGCTTAGGTGTTCAGGCGTCACCGCGCCAGCGATGGCGTATAGCAGATCAATTTTCGATATCACACCTCTGTAGTGGCCAAGGGACCACATCGGCGCATCGTTCAGCCGAGTAAGGCTCTGACACTCCTTCTCAAGATCGTCATAAAGCCTGTCTCCGGCGAGGAGCGATAGACCTAGCTTGTCTGTCTCGTTCTGGCTATTCCACGCACCCACGAAAAGGAAGGGCACGAGGCTCGCTGCTGTCGGACGGTCCGCCGCCCATTCTGGTGTCCGCACCGCAGGCACCGTCGAAAGTTGACGGCGCAAAACGGTAAGCGACCGGCCGGAAGCGTTCGTCAGCCGCGAGATCTCATCGCGGTCCTTGCCCATCGCTTCGAGCGCCTTGTTGAAAGTGTCGTAGTTCGCAGGTTCGAGAACAATGTCGGCTTCGGTGGTCGCCGCATTGCGCGGGTAAACAACAACGGAGTGCATCGAATTCGCATAGGGGGCGAGTTCGCGCTCGACCTCTCGCGTGAACACGACCGGTATGAAGGTCTGCGCGCCTGCTGCCAAGCGCGGCAGGACGCCAGGCTTGTCGAACACGAGAACGCTATCTCGGTACGAGGCCAGTTCTTCGCCACCGCGTTCGCCAAGCAGTTGGGCGAGAAAGGCAAGCGCCTCTTCCGTCGAGTCCGCCGCGACCAAGGTTGGCCGGTCAGCGGGATTCGCCAGGCGCGAGAGCATTGTGCGTTTGGTCGCCTCGATGGCCGAGCTGAACAGCGCGCCCGTCAAGGGCGGTCTCGAGGCGTCGGCCCAGTCAGCCCAGCACTTGTCTAGCGAACGAACGTGCTGCGCGGGTATGCCCGCTTCATTGGCGAACCACGCTTGTCCGGGCAGAGACTGCTCCAGCCATTGCTCAAGATCGCTAGCGTCGTATGCGCGAACGTCTTTCCAAAGTCCTTTTGCCTGTTTTGCTGCAACCCAATCAGCCTTCCCGGGCCAGCGGCGCGGTGTGACGAAAACGAACGTGATCTCCGTGCGCTCCTCCGCACTAAGGGCCTTAACGCTTTTCTCAAAGTCGCCTTCGGCCTTCGCCTTGGGATTCTCGTTGGTGCCAAATTCCCAGCCGGAGGATCCAGCAGGGACCCAGGGCGTCCCGTCGCTCGCTTCCGCGATTCCGTCCCATCCAGGACGTTCGGCATCGTCGTTGCCGGGAAAGTCCACCTTAGTCAGCCCACTGCCGGTCGAGTGGACCAGCGTACGTAAAAAAACTGCCAACCGGCTCCGCGCGGGGATGTTGTGCGCAACCCAACCTTCGATGTCATTGGCCTTGATAGCCAGAAAGGGCGGTACGTATGCCTTGGTTTCAGTCGGCGGGTCTATGTGCTTCGCTTGCGCCTCTTCGTACCTCGCTTGCATCGCCATCAGGTCGTTGCGAGGGTAATTGAATGCTTTTTCTAGGCGCGCTGCCATGTCAGCGGACAAAGCGGCTTTGCCGTTGAGCAGATTCGACAACGCCGGGCGGCCCACACCCATCAACTGGGCGGCTTTCGTGACTGACATACCAGGGGGAATAACGTCAGATTTGATGCGGGCTCCCGGATGAGCAGCATCTGCGCGAGCGTCCATAAGCAATTCCTCTCAAAGGCGGCCTAGAATCGGCCGACCGCATCGTGTCGCGCTACACAATACAATCCGCACAGTTGCCTGAAGGAGAGAATAATTTTTCGTGGGAAGATCGCAATTTCCCGGGCACCAAGGCGGAAGCGCCGCCGCGCTGGAACATATGGAACCTTCGGATTTTCAGAAGCCCCCCCTCCCCTTGGAAGATTATTCCTAAATTATTTCAGATGTTTACCCCACTATCCCATGTCAATGCATAGGTATTTCTGCGCAATCACGTGTTCTCGTTGCATTCCTCACGAGAACAACTGGGAACCCTAGCTCGGCCAGGTAGCATATGCTGCTACCCATGCAACCCATTGATCGAACTATGCTATTCCATCTCCACCAGACCCTACCCACCCTACCCCATGCAAACGCAACTAATAATCGTGATTTCAATAGCTTCGGAGGGGCTTCCCTCATCCTCCCCAGGGTGCATCGCGACACCCTCCCAAAAAAAGCTGGAACCTTCTTTACACTTATTTCATTTGCTGCATATATTGCACTTAACTAGAAAACGGGAGTGTGTGCCATGTTAGCGTTGTTGGATCAGGTCAAAGAACCGCTTGTCGCAACCGACGAGGAAGCGGTGATTGCCAGAGAAGCCGCCGAGAAGCTGAGTTCGGCGGCGCTGGCGGGCGTCGATGTGCGGCTGCGGGTGGCCGAGAAGGCTGACATCGTGGTGCCACTGCCGGCGCGGGCGGTGGCGATGATTGTCGAGGTGCTCACGGCGATGGCGCAGCGCAAGCCGGTCTCCGTGCTGCCGCACACCGCTGAACTGACGACCAACCAGGCGGCGGATTTTCTCAACGTGTCGCGGCCGTATCTGGTGGGCCTGCTCGAAAAAGAGCAGATCCCGTACCGTAAGGTTGGCACCCATCGTCGCATCCGCGTTGCGGATCTCCAGGCCTTCAAGGACTCCTCGAGCAAGACTCGGCGGGAAGCGATTGCTTCCATGGTGGCGGAAGCCCAGAGGCTTAAGCTGCCATGATCTCCACGTTTACGGTGGTGTTCGACGCTAACGTTCTCTACGGATCGCGCATCCGAAGCCTGCTCATGGAACTGACCATGAGCGGGCTTTTTCGCGCCAAGTGGACCGCCGACATCCACCGCGAATGGATGACCGCCATCAACCGCAACACCGGCATCGAGATCGCCCGCCTGCAAAAGATCAAAGACGATATGGATCGCGCCGTCCCGGATGCATTGGTGACCGGCTACGAGGGCTTGATCCCGGCGCTCGACCTGCCTGATCCGGATGACCGCCACGTGCTGGCGGCGGCCATTCGTTGCGGCGCCAGCGCCATTGTGACCTTCAACGAAACCGACTTTCCGCCGGCCGCGCTGACCAGCTACGGCATCCACACCAAGCATCCGGACCACTTCATCCAGGACGTCGACGGCCTGGATCCCGGCGTTGTTGCCGAAGCCGCCAAGGCCGATCGCCTGCATTATCAAAATCCGCCGCTGAGCGTCGGCGAATACATCGACGGAATCCGCAGCGCCAATCTCCCGCGGCTGGCATATCACCTCGATAAGGTCCGCGTGTTGCTGGAAGATTGAGACTCGCAAGCGCCAGGACACCCTACTGTTAAGCCAGTCGCAGGGTTAAATTGGCGATCGATCCGACATGGCGGTCAATGAGAACTGGTGGGGATAATCAGCGCTCCCTGAACCGTTTGCGTGAGCGCGTTGTTGACAGCCCCAAATCTGACGAACAACGTCGATCACTCAGTAAAGTCAAAACAAATGAGAGCAGTTGAGCCAATGCGAACAATCGTGCTGACATTAGTCGCTTCGCTATTGACGTTCGCTTTGTGCACGCACGCGCAGGCTGTCCCGCTAGACGCGGTCATGAAGGACTGTCAACAGAAGACAATCGTTATGGGACGAACTGAAGATGGCAAGATGGTAAAAGTCGGTGAACGCATCAGCGGCTATTGCCAAGGCATTTTGGAGGGAGTGTTCGCAGTGCTTCTTCGCGCCGGCACGATTTGCGCGAAAGATAAGGCTGTTTCTGCGGATTTCTTGCTGTCCGCCATTCTGACTTATCAGACAGAGACGAAATCGAAAGACAATGATGCGGCTGGCGTGGCCGAGGCCGCTTTCAAACGAGCCTTCAACTGCTCGAATTAACCTCCATTTGCCTGAGCAGTCTCAGGTGGGCGCAAAACAGAGAGCGGCTTGTATCGCCGCGCCGGCTGTGAAGGATTACGCATGACGTGGGCAAGTGGTTTTTTGAGGCTGTGGATTTTACTGGCCCTTCTTTGGTGCGGGGCGATCGTTGCAGTGTTAGGGAAAGACGAATTCAAGGGGCTTTGGCAGCCGCGGGGCAGAATCGAAGTCGAGTACAAGGGAGACAATAAGGACCTTCTAGATGGCTCGCGCCCGGTCGAAGAGCTTAGACGGCAGATCATCAACGGAGTGACCAAGGGCGCGTCGACCCTTGCGCAAAGGGGGGATACCGCAGAGGCCAAAAAACGAATCGCCGAAGCAAACAATTCGGCCGATGAACTGCTCAAGGTCATCGACGACGAAAGTGCAAAGAGGACTGACCAGCTTCACCGGGCGCTGACCATCTTGCTCGTTCCGCCGATTGCACTCCTCATTTTTGGCGTTGCCATTACTTGGGTGGCAAGTGGCTTCCGCAGGCGAGCGATCTGACGCCTTTAGCTCGGCCGTTGGCACGCGATCGGTAACGTGGAGATTGGCGAATAGCGGCCGCTGCCCGCGCCATGGTGCCTTCATTATGCCCTCGTGGCGGATTGCGGAACTGGTCAAAGCCCAGGGTTAGCTGGCGATCGGATCCGACACGGCGGTCAATGAAGTCTTCTACCCACAGGGCACAGGGTGTGCTCGCACAATGGGCCTAGCCGCTCAGCATCCCTTGCAGTTCGAGGGTGGTGCGGGTGGCACAGGTGGCAGAGGCTCGACTTGGCTACCTGGCCCGTGGAAAGCCGAGTGTGCCTGTCCCTCCGAACAGGCAGGACAGCAGCCCGAAGATGACCACCACGATGGCTATGGCTACGATGGTCCACAGCACGATGACCAGGATCCTCCCGATAATCGGCATGCCGGTGATGTTGTCGAGGAAGGGAATCAGCAGCTTGATAATCGCAACGATCGCACCGACCACGATCAGCCAGACGATGAGTTGCTCGAGCCATCCGAGGGTGAAGCACATGGCAACTCCCCATGAAAAAACCGGCCTCGAGGACGAAGCCGGTTAAGAACGTTGCGTAGTTGGGGTTGCAGGTGCCGTGCGCCGGTCCACCGGATTTAAAGCGCACACTTCTGGCCGCGCCTGCGCGCGCGAAGAGAGCACCAGTCAAATCAGCCGTCAATCCAAAATTTAATTTTAGGCGAGCGCTCGAGCCCTGGAAACACCGCCGGCAACAGCTCGCTGATCGTTTGCTCGGACAAGCCGCGTTCGATCACTGCGCGCCGCAACCGCGCGCGCGCTTCCTTGTACGTCATCACGCGACCGCGTGACCTAGCTTCAAGCCGCCATTGCCGGAATGCACGATTGAACCAGATCAATTCGCCGTTGCGATGCGCCTGCTCGATCTTGGCTTCGACCTGCTGCACCACGGCGGCGACGCGCTCCATCACGATCGCATGCGGTGTGGTCGGCACATTGAGCGTTTCCGCCGCCGCCTCGATCGCGCTTTGCAGCCTCAACACTGAATTGCTCGGCAGCATGGTGGCGTTGACCTGCCGCCTGATCATTTCCGCCGCGGCGCGGTCTTTCACCCATAATGCGAAAGCGATCTCGGCGCTGAACCAGCGACGCTGCAACGAGATCAAGCTCTGGTGCAGATCCCGCGAGATGCCCACGAACGCCATGCCGACCGGCAACGATGCGACGTAGACCGCGGCGATGCCCAGCGTCGCTAGATATTCGCGCTCAGCTCGGCGTGGGATCTGGATGCTCATCGCTCGTCCCTGGTTTTCTCCTCCGCATAGCCCAGCCGCACGCGCTCCTTCCACTCGGCCATCTCGACGTAGAACTCGGCCCACGCTTGCGGCGTGATCTTGTCGTAGCCGCCGTGTTGTTCGACCAGCGCCTGCAGAGCTGGCGGTGGCATCAGCTTTCGCATCAGAACACCGGCACCTTGCCCTGCCGTAACTGGCTGGCGATGATCTCGCAGCCCTGATCGTGCCGCGCGCGCCAGGTGTCGCCATAGCCGCCGCGTTTCGCGGCCACCCATCCCGAATCGCGATCGAGCGCATGCGCCAGCGCCACCGCGTTGACGGCGACCAGGAGATTCGGGGATCGCAGCAAAAATTCCGCCGGCCAGTAGATCGCGATCTCCATCCGCGACACCTCGGCGAGACTGGGCAGCAGCCTGGTCCGGTTCTGCAGCTGCTGGGTTCGCTCCAGCTCGCCCTGCTCATGCTGCGCTAGGAGATCTTCCCATTCGTAGACATAGGCTGGCCAGCCCGGCCGATAGCCGGCGATCGTCGCCACCGGGAGCATCCGCAACACCCGCATCGCTTCGCTCAGCCGCCGGCCAACATGCGGTCCATCCCAGGACGCTGGCGCCTCATCGATCACGGTCAGACTGAGCTGCATGTCGACCTCCCCAAATTTCCGCGTTTGGAGGAGGCTCGGGAGGATGGGGGACTGTAACCATCTATATCCATAGAAGAGATATAGATGTTACGTCCCCATCCATTATCCTCCACGTAACAGTACGTAATTGTGCGCCGTAACTGTTCCGGCGCGCGCGTTTCTTGCAATGCGATCAGGGCATTCTGCATTTTCATCGATCCGAGTTGCCCGCCTTCAAAACAGTTTCACCTGGGGCCGAAAGGCCGCCATAACAGACCCCAGAAAAAGTCGAAGTTCCCGTAACACCCTTTCTCACCCAGCATCCTCCGCAATTTCCTGCGCACCCTGGCCGGTCAGGGCGTAGCGTCCGCCGCGCTTTTTCACGACCAGCTTCTGACCGATCAGGGATTTCAGCATGCGCTGCACCAGCACCTTGTAGGGCTGCCCGTCGCTCATGAACCATTTGCAGGCCCGCGCCAGATCCGCCAGCGAGGCCGCCCGGTTGGCTGGATCGGCCAGCGCGACCAGCAGCTCGTTCTCGCGGAAGTGCACCGTCTTGGCGATCTCCTCGCGCCCGACCTCCGACAGCGGCGAGGCCACCACGGTCGGGATCAGCCGACCCTTCGAGTCCTTGAGATCCTGGTGCGTGACCGTGCGCAGCTGGAAGGTGACCGGCGCGAAATCCGGCCCGCGAAACTTGCCTTGGGCGGAAATCTCGATCGAACCGTCATGGGCCTTAGCCGCCAGGTTGCCGTCGACTTCAGCCAGGAAGGCGCCGCCACCGCGCGGAACCAGGTTGTCGTCGGTCGCATTCTTGACCGGATGACAGGCGGCGATCACGCACGGCCGGCCCGGCATCTCGGTAAAGCGGCGCAACAAGCGGGCATGATCGCCGGACTGCTTGTTGTAGGTTCTCATCGACGCCTTCGAAGAACGCCGCGCTGGTGTCGATGAAGATCGCGACCACGTCGCCCAGCAGCACGATCTCGGCGCGAACCCGTTCATACATCTCGGTGATCTTGAACACGCCGGGGATGAAGTTGACATCGATCGAACTGATGTCGAAGTCCATCTGCTGCGCCATCGCGATCCAGCGCATGCGGACATCGTCGGCGTTCTCACCCGCCAGATACAACACCTTGCCACCGTCGACCTCGCGCTCGAGCAGCGGCTGACCGAGCGCGCTATGGGCCGCCAGCAACAGCATGATGGCGGTCTTGCCGGCGCCGGTCTTGCCCGTGAGGCTGTAAAAGAACCGGCGCTGCAACATGCCATCGAGCAGATAATCCGGCGGCACGAAGCCACGCACGAACTGTTCACTGGTCAGGATCCGCGGCAGCCGCGCCCGAAGCGGCACCACCTTGGTGTTGTCTTCGTCCTCAAAGTCGGCCACAGCGCGCACTCCAGACATCGGCTTGATCCCAGCCCTCGGTGCGTGATTGATAGATCTCGACCGCCTTGCCGGCGGCGCTCCAGCGTCCCTCGCAGACCAGCGCGGCATCCGTACCTGGACGCTTGCCGGTCCTGGGGTCGATCGGGTCGTGGTCCGCCCAAATGAACAGCTCGCGGACGTCGGCGAGCACCGGAAACGACCGCATCAGGCTGGTCGAGCCGAGCGCCCAGGTCGGGCCATGGTCCATCGCGATGGTCGCGAGGCCGGTCTCCAGGCCCTCGGTGATGTGCAACCGGCCGTCCTGCAGCTGCTGCAGCTTCATCGCGCTGCCGCCGGCTGAGCCGAGCATCATCGGCACACCATCCTTGCGCGCGTCACGGGTCAGGAAGATCCGCTGCACCGCCATCACGGCGTTGGTCGTGAAGCTCCGCATCGCCACCACGACGGCCGGCTGCCGGAATTGCTCGTGCGGACAGCGCGGGTGGAAACGAATATCGCTGATCATCCGCGCCACCGAGAGCAGGTCGCGGCGCTCGAAATAGCGTTCGGCCAGCGTGCCCTCGATTCCCACCGCTGCATCGAAGGTCTCGCGCGCGATGCCGCGTAACCGCAACAGCGCGCGCTCGCGTTGTTGCGTTTCATGTGAAACCTTGGGCAGCTCTGCTGTCGAAACTTTTCTTGAGGTGTCGTCCTGATGCTCGGAGCCTTCCCACAGCCCGCGGCTCTTCAGCACCGCGATGATGTCGGCCGGCTCGCAGCCGCTCATGCAGCGGACCTGCACCGCAGATCGACCGTCGAAAATTAACATGCTCGGATTCTTGTCCTCATGCGCGACGCAACGGCATTTGAATTGCCGGCCACTTCGGCGCGCACCCAGGGCGATGGCGAGCTGCTCGGCGGTCATGCTCAGTGCCTCTCCAGCGTCTTCCTGGTCTCGATGAACAACTCAAATTCCGGCTCCTCGGCCGCGACCGCGCCGCGGTAGTCCTCGACGATCGCCTCCATCGCCGAGATCTCGTGCTGGGCCTGGTGCGGCGTCATCTTGCCGCGCACTTCCAGGCGCGCGTAAACCCGGCGGCGGAACGCTAACTCGCGCTCGACACATTCCAACTTTTGTTTGGTGGTGATCATCAGGCGATCTCCTCTAGAGCGCCTCGCAGAACCTGCATGTCGGCAACCGCGATCTCGATCACTGGCTCAATATCGCTTTGGCTCTTTACGATCTGAGCACAGCCGCCGATCCTCTGATTGCAGGCGTCGATCTTTGAAAGCGTCACCCAGCGGACTTCGTCAGTAAAGCGCACCACGAACAATGCCGGGCATCCGAGTCCCACCGATCCCAGGCTCATCGCGAGCCACTTCCGCACGTTGAGAAACGGGGTGGCATATTGGTTGCTGGCGTGTCGGCGAGATTTCAGCTCCAGCAAGCCAACGACGCGGCCGTGACGCTCGGCGAACCAGTCGATAGGCGCCAGCATGCCGAAGCGAACAATTCTGCATTTCCAATGCTTCTCAATGATCGCGGCGACATCGGCCTCGCTGTCGCGATCTGCCTCGTTCTGAAAAATCTTAGTGCCGTCCAGATGTGTGATCTCATCACGCGCGTCGTAGCTCATCACTGCCTCTCTTCGCGCAGCTGATCGACTACGGCGCCGATGATCGACGACGGTTCGCCCTGGCTGTCACGGGTAATCGCGTGCTTGATGGTATCGAGCGCCACACCCGACTGCAGCGCCATCGATAAGATCACCGCGCCATCGCGGGCGATCGCCTCGACGACTTCGCCACTCTTGCCACCGTTGATGAAGACCTCGCCAATCGTGCCGTCGTCATAGTAGCCAAGCGTCACGGTGTGCGTGCGCGAGAGGCCGCCGAAGGCGACCTCGAACGTCTCGGCGCGACGGCGCTGCGGCAGCGTGCGGCGCTCGTTCATGGCTAAAACCGAAACTGTTCGGGCTTCTCCCGCGGCGTGAAGGCGGTCTCGATGTCGATCGCCATCTGCCGCAGCTCGTTGATGATCCTTCGCGCCTGGTCCTCGGTGTGCGGGTAGCGCGCCAGGTTCTTGACCTGCCGGATCTTGCTCTGCACCGCATTCATGCGCTGGATCGCCAGTCGCACGAACTTGTCTTCCCGTTTCTCGCCTTCCGGAATTCGCGCGCGTGGCGCCCTTCCCTTGCCGTTGTTGGTCGTCGTCTCTGCAGCCGTCGTCATGCTTCACTCCCTTGCGCTTGTATTTGCCCCTCAGCAATTCTCGCCCCGTTGTCGTCAGCTCGAACCGGCGATGATCGAACGAGCCGACCTTGATCGGCTCGAGCTGTCCCTCGCGCACCATCAGCCGGCGCATCCTGCCGCTCGGCTGCTTCCGCCCCATCACCGCGTTGATGTCGGCGGCGTGATCGGCGAACCAGCGCAGCGCGCGCCATCGGGCGGTCGTGGTCATGCACCTTCCTCTTCGTCATGCGATAGGGTTGACGGCGACCTTGACCGGAGCGGACCTCCGCATCGGTCTCCGACAGTTTCGTGTTGAGATGAAAAATGTTGACGGCGACGGCCCGTCGCGCCGCGTGTTCCGATTTGCCGGGATAGAACACGCCGGCCAGCACCTCTGGCTCGACGCCACGCGGACCGGCTCGCCAGACGATGTCGAACAGGTCGGCGAGCACAGGCGACAAGGCGACGCCGTGCCGGACCAGCAAGCGCTGCCCGCAGCACGGGCAGACAGCGTGATTCAATCGTGATTTCCCGTTGGTCTGGGGCGCGACCATTTATCTCACCGTGCAAAACCACATTGTCGAAAATGACAATGTGCAAAATGACAATGATGCGGGATCGCAACACATCACTGCACCTGGATGTTTGGGCGCAGGATGCCGAGCTGCTTCAGCGTCGCGACGGCGTCGTCGAGCGACGACGTGCAAAGGTAGGCGAAACCGCAAGCCACCAGGTGGGCGGCGATGTCGGACTGCTCTTCTGACATGCGGCCGCGCTTCAACCGCTTCAGCTCGAGCCAAAAAATTGAGCAGCCTGGGCCGGCAAAGACGAAATCTGGCCAGCCAGGATTGACGCCCATACGTTGCAAACGTTGTCCCGTCAGCGAATAGCGCTTGCCCGTCTTGGGATTAATCCGGTGTTCGCGGTGTTCACCGAGCGGGAGATGGGTCCAGCGCCATTGCGGGTTGCCCCAGCGCTTCAAGAGATCGGCGAGAACGACGTGGGTGTTAAACTCTGGCGGCGGCGGCGGGCTTATTCCGCGCTGTCGTTTGCCTTTGAACAACGACATCTGCCGCATGGGCCACCCGCTCGATCATGCCGACTTCCGCAAATCTGCCGCCGAGGTGAATCCCCACAAGTCGATCGGCGCCCAGTATCCCTTGTCAGCCAGAGCGCATTTCATGATGAAGTAGTGTTTCGGCGGGAACCGCCTGCGCTGATTCTTCCAGGTCGTCGCGGCTTGAGGCACGTTGCCGGTCAGTCGACCAACGGCGGTTGGTCCACCGAGCACTGTCACCACACCATCGAAATCCCAGACAGGCCGCATGCGCAAACTACGACCGCAAAAATTTGCTGTCGTCAAACCGTTATAAAATTTGATTGAGTGTCAGATGGTGCATGTTAGTGCAGGTGGACATGCACCATCGTGAACCAAGGTGAACTATTCTGAACAATAACACGTTGGTGTGAGGACGAAAAATTTTCTGCGACAGACTCACGACGCTTGCCAACACTAAAAATTCGGCGTTGAAATTATCACGACAAACGTTTGTTGAGCGACCGGCGCTTGGACTCAACGAGCGGTAGAGTTCCTACCAAGGGCTCCTGACACCTAGTTTTCAAAAGCTGAACCGGCAAAGCCTGCAGGCATAGTGTTTTTGCAGGGGTGGACGATGTTGTCTGCGGAATATAGCGAGTATCGCCGCGATAAATTCACCGGTTCGCTCGCCGGCAAGGTGATGACGGTGACTGACCCTGTCATTTTGAACAGGGTCGCGCGTCAGAAGGGTGGGCTCGAGCCGCCCGATCCCGAAACCTACGCGATGCGGATCGGCACGCACAACGAGCCATTCGTCCGCGCCGAACATGAACAGGATTGCGGGCATCCGATCACCCGCGTCGGCGAGATCGTCAACCTGCCGGCGCGCTATGGTTTTCCTGGCTGTGTCCTGCTCGATGGTTATCGCGCCTTCGATGACACCGTGTGCGAGTACAAGTTTCTGTCGTCTTGGTCGAAGCGAGAAGACTATTTCCCGTACCACTACTGGCAGGTGCTGTGGGAGATGCTGTGCACGGGCGCCAGCCGCGGCGCGCTGATCGTCGCCCAGGGCACTTCTCCGCCGATCGAGAACGAGGTCATCTACGATCAGCCCTGCGCGGAGGCGCTGCTGGAGCGTGCAGCTGCGTTCATGCTCTGTGTCAAGACCGGCACGCCGCCCTGCCCGCTGCCGCCGATCGTGCCGCCGGATCGCATGCGGGTCATTGATCTGACCAAAGAACCCACGAACTGGGGCGACGAGCTGCTGGCCTATCTGACCCAGTACAGCGCCACCAAGAAATTCCACGAGATTCACGAGGAAGCCGGCAAGGCCATTCGCCTGTTGATCCCGGACGACGTCAACCGGGTGCGCGCCGGCCGCTGGAATCTGAACCGCGACAAGCGCGGCGCCATTCGCATCACCGCCAACAATCAGGAGATGGCCGCATGACCAGCACCGAACTCGTCGTTCAACGTCCGGCCTGGCTGCCGCAGAGCTACGCCGAGGTCGAGCGCATGGCGATCGACATGGCCGAGGCCAAAATGGTGCCGACGCATTTCCAGAAGTCGCGCGGCGACTGCATGCAGGTGATCCGGCTCGGACTGGTGTGGGAGATGGACCCCTTCATGCTGGCGCAGGAATGCTACTCGATCAATGGCCGGCTGATGCCGTCGGGCAAGCTCGCCGCCGCGGTGATCAACGCACGCGGCAACCTCGCGGAGCGGCTGAACTACGAATATTCCGGCGAAGGCGACAGCCGCGCCATCAAGGTGATCGGCCGGCTGCAGGGCGAGGACAAGCCGCGCGAGGTCGAGGTCAAGCTCAAAAGCGTTCTAACAAAAAACGAACAATGGCAAAAGCAGCCTGATCAGCAGCTGATGTATGCCGGCGCCCGGACCTGGGGCCGCCGTCATGTCCCGGAGCTGTTGCTCGGCGTCACCTTCTACGAGGAAACCGACGCGTTTCCGCCGCAGGCGCCGCGGCTGATCAACGACCTGCCGAAGATCGCGACACCGCCGCTCGCCCGCTCGATGGATGAGCTGGTCGACCCAGAGACCGGCGAGGTCCTCGAATCCGAGACGCCCCGCAAGATCGAAGGCGTCAAGACCTGGGCCGATTTCCTCGAGCCGATGACGGCCGCGATCCTGCAATGCGCCGACATCAACGAATACGACCGCTGGATCATGCTCAACCAGGACACGCTGTTGAAGCTGAAGGAAAGCAAGCCCGAGCTCTACAAGCTGTTCGACGACAATATCGACGCCAAGCGCGCCGAGCTCACCGCGAAGATGGAAGAGGCTCGCACATGAAATTCCGTCTGGATCTTTCGAAGACCGGCCGGCTCGTGCTGGCGCCGTTCGACGAGGCGGCGGTGCGCTTTCTCGACGAGCAAATTGATGGCGAGCCGCTCGAGGTCGAGGTGCTGCACCCGCGCGACATGGTTGAGCACCGCCGGATCATGGCGCAGATCGGCGACGTGGCGAAGGCGCTGCATCGCACCCACGACCAGGTTCGCGCCGAGTTGCTCTACGCCACCGGCAACTTCGCCCTGGTCGGCGAACTCACCGGCATGCCGCCCGCGATCGCGGTGAACTCGATGTCACGCCATTCGATGACCGATCGCGAGCTCCACATTTTCTGGAACGAAGCCAGGGAGGTGATCGAAACCAGATTACTGCCGCGCGTGGAGGATGACGCCGAGCGTACCCGCTTGGCGGAGCTGTTGTCGCCGCAGCCTGCGTAACCGCGCAGCTGCCCGGCAAACCGGAGGCCCGTCGTTCCGACCTCTGCCCCCAGCCCTCGGGGCGGCGGGCCGAAGGAATGAGAATCTCGAACTTAAGGGGAATAAGTCATGGTCGATAGCTACCAGGAAACGCCGGCCTTCAACGGATCGCAGAGTGATGACGTGGAGCTGGCGATCCGCAGCATCCGCCGCGTGCAGGCGGGCGAGCCGATGCTCGAGGAGATCGCCGATATCGTCAGACGCAGCAAGGAACGCGAAGCGGCGCGGCCGACGATGGCGATTGCCGACGTCGCGGCGCCGTTCTCTCAGCGCGAGCACGACCTGTTGCTGGAACGCATCGATCATGTCGCCAGCGACTGGGTGCAGCAGCTGCAGAGCAACCGCCACAACTCCGAGCAGCTCGAACAACTGGTGATCCAACGCCTCAGCAAGCTGAAGGCCGATCTGACCCAGCTGTTCCTGCTCGGCCACGCGGTGACGATCGAGGCCAAGCGCGGCGATGACGTCAACAGCAAGCTGACGGACGAGATCGCAAAACTTGCTGAGGAGCTGCAGCCCTGAAGGAGTGCCACCATGGCAGTCGAAGCACGACGCGGTTGCGGGTATCGAAAAGTCGGCGGGCTCTACATCGTCAGCGGCAAGCTGGGTGAATCCTGCTGCAAGCTGCCGATTCCGCTGCACATCTGCCCGACGTGCGCGCAAGGCGTCAAGCAAACGCGCGGCTGGTCCTGGATCGATCCGCAACCGTGGTTGGCCCAGCCATGCATCGAACGCCGGCCATGGTGCCCGGCGGCCAGACCGGAGCTGCTCGGCGAACGTGTCGGCCTGTTGTGGATCGGTCGGCAATTCTATCCGACGCCGGGCGCTTTCACGCATGAAGCGGCACTGCACGGCGTCAGCCGCCGCATCACCGCGATTCCGCGCGGCTTCGTGCTCGGCGAACACTGGGTATTCCTGGCGCACCCGGAAGCGGTGGTGATCGAAGGCGAGAAACGCCCCGGCATCTTTTCGATCTTCAAGCCGACTGCATTCGAAAAGCTCGTCACCGAGACGCAAAGCCACGACGCCGACCTGATGGCCGACCTGGCCAAGCGCGGCATCGATGCCGTGGTCGTACCGGACACCGACCAGGACCATCAGGGCACGGTCTATGACGAGGCCGACGACCAGGAATTGCCGCTGACAGGCCAACCGGACTCCAACGAAGGAGATCGCGCATGACATCGTTCTGGATCGGACTCCTGATCGGAGTTTTCGCCGGAGGCACGCTCGGCGCGCTGACCATGGCAATCATGGCGGTGGGCAAGGACTCCAATTTCTGGCCGCCGCGCGCCGACGAGATCATCGACCTCAATGAGAACGACCACGGCATTGCGCCGGGGAGCGAGGACCATCCTCGCCGCTATGTCGCTGATCGCTTCTACCGGGAGAAGGATCATAGCGATCACCAAACCTACCGACGCTAACGAGCAAGAAGGATGCTAACCGTGGAAACCCAGAACGTCGTGATGGATCCCCGCGAGGCGCGGGAGCTCTATCGCAAATATAAGACCCACGTTCACTGGTCATGCCCGCTCGACCGCGAAGTGATGCGGGCTTATCAGCTGATCGGCCAGCAGAAGCTGGTGATCAAGGCGCTGGAATCGATCGTCGCCGCCGGCCTCGATGCCGACGGTCATCCCAAATTGGCGATCGCGCCGGCCGATGCGAAGGCGGTGACGTGTCGGATTCGCGCCGACGGCTCGGCCATCATGGATGGTCGCGCCCCACGGAGCCAGAGCTTCAAGAGCAACAACGACAACAAGCTGATCAGCGAGCGCTCATACATCGCCTGGCCGCGCGGCTCGTTCGCCAACGTGCCGAAAGAAGTCTGGCATGCCCAGGCCCAGGTGCCGTCGATTCCGCTGCACCTCAAGCCGAAGCGCGGCCTCGCAAACTATCACATTCTTTGGGAGGCGGTCTGGACCAAGGCGCCGCCGCTCGATCCGTTCCTGCTGCGCCGGATCGGCAAGGCGGATTTGTGGGTCGTGGTCGCGATGTGGGAATTGACCGAGGTGGAACGCGGCGCCCTGGCGACGCGGATGTAAAGGAGGCCTGCCCATGAACACCGAACCGATCCGCGACGGCTGGGCCCGCTACCGCTACATGGTGTTGGCGCCCGGATTCAAATCCGGCGAAGTGCTCGACGAGGCGCGCTTGGCGTTTTTCGCGGGCGCCTTTCATCTCTGGTACATGCTGGCGACGTCGGAGCCCAAAGATCAGGCGCAGCTGATCGACGCGATCGGCCATGAGATGCGCAGCTTCGCCACCTTCGTCAACGAGCTGCGGCCGATGGGGACGATGCAATGAGTGCGCCCGCCAGCAACGTCGTCTCCATCGGCCATAACCGGATCGATTTTCTCAAGCGCCAGATCCTCGACGGCCATCAACGTCTCGAATCCAACAGCGCGGACTGGGTCGAGGCGAGCATGCAAGTCGCCACGGCCTTGCGCGAGGCCCGCGACGCGATCCCGGCGGATGTTTCGTTCAGCGCCTGGCTGAAGCGAAACGGCCTGGATTTTTTCACTCATCAAAACCGGGCGGCTCTGATTGGCATGGCGAACGATCCGGACCTGGCGCGCGTCATCCTCGCGGAAACCGAGAGCCGTTCCTACCGGCAGATCTGGGAGCAACATCGCAAGCGGTTTACCAGCACCGGTAAACCACCGGCAGGTTCGAAGCGCCCGATCACACGCAACCGCACCCGTAACATGAATTGGCGGATTATGAAGCTCGGACAGAAAGTGGTCGACCGGATCAAAGGCACCTCGCTCGACAGCCAGCGCGAGATGGATGAGCTGGTGATGCTCAACCGCGGCGTCCCGGAGGGCGAATTGACCGAGGTAGTCGAGCGGCTGGTGGACGATGCCGCCGCCGGCAAGCCGGTGAGCGCCGTCGCTGAAGGCGCCCGCTTGAGCGGCAAGCCGCCGCCGCCACCCGACGCGCTGATCGCCGCCTGGAACAAACGCATGATCGCGCCCTGGCAGCAGGCCGATCACGCCACCCGCGAGAGGTTTGTCGAATATCTGATCGACCAATTGAAAAGGGAGGAGCCATGACCGAGGTCCGCATTGCCAATGCCAGTATCGAAGAAGACGAACCGACCGGCGAGGTTGTCATCCGCGGCGTGCTGGATCAGACCACTTTGAAATACATCAATATGGGGTGGTATCAGCGTGAACAGGGCTTTTCGCAGACCCACACCACCGAGATTGTCGGCGCCTTTTTCGGCGGCAGCCGTGTCCCCGACGTCGTCATCGGCATGCGTGGCCAGCGCTGCGCTTCAAAGGACGGCACCTGGTCGCTGCGCGACAAGTGCTATTGCGTGGATGGCGGACAACGGCTCTATGCCGCAGCCATGGCGCTCAAGGAGCGGCCCGATTTGAAGATCCGGCTTGGCGCCAAGGTCTTTCTCGGCACCACTGAGGATTTCGAGAACGAGCTGTTCTGCACGCTCGGCACCACCCAGGTCCGCATCGCGCCCAGTGTGCTGTTGCGCAACAAGAAGAAAAAGAGCCGGGCCGCCGACGTGCTGGTCGAGCTCAACAACGAACCGCGCTTCGCGCTGAAGAACCGCATCACCTGGGACCAGACCAGGACGCGCCATGAATTGATCTCCGGCTATTCCTTTGCGCGCGTCGCCGCAATGCTGCATGCCCATAAGGGCGGCGCGCTGAAGACGACAAAAATCTACGATCTGCTCGGCGGCCTCGATCAATTGGTCGCCACCATCGGCGAAGACCTGCTGCGGGACAACATCATCCGGTTTTTCGACACGGTCGATAAGTGCTGGACCATTCGCCAGCTTGCCGGCGGGCGCGAAGCACGTCCGCACCTGAAGCCGGCCTTCCTGTTGACGCTGGCGCGGCTGTTGTCGCATTACCCCGAATTTTGGGACGGCGGCGACCGCAACTTTTTCAATTTTCCGGACAGCTACATCAAGCGGCTCCGCGGATTCAAGCTGTCGGATTATGTGCGCCCTGCGAGCCAGGTGCCGCATGACCTGCTCTACGAGATGCTGCGCAAGCAGATGCGGCTCAATCCGATGTTCGAGCAGCCCGATGATGAGGAGGCTGCCGCCGCATGACGAAGAAGGACCACATCCGAAAGGCGAAGTGGTACGAGATCACGCAAGATCTCGATCCGACCGGCAATCGTGTCGTGCGGTACATTGCCATTGCTTGCCGCGGATGTGGTCGCTCGGCCAGGCTGCAGCCGGGCGCGATGAGCGACGAGGCCCTGCGCAAGGTGTTTCTGCGGCAGAAATGGCAGCTGGAGCGCCGGCCGCATTCGCATCTCTGTGCGGAATGCCAGCAGACTGAACGTTCGCCGGAAGCCATGCCGGCCCCGCCAGCGCCCGTGCCAGCCCCGCAAGCGATCCCGCCGAATTCGGTTTACGCCGCCTGGGCGGCGGCCAACGATCAAGAGCGCCTGGAGTTTTTCGTGCAGATCCAGGGCTCGGATGACTTGCGCGATTTTGAATTGTGGTTGGAGGTGGCCGGCCTGCGGGCGAGCCAGCCGAGCCCCCCGATCGAGGTGGCGTCGCCAGACGATGCGGCCGAAGACGATCACGCCGAACCAGCCGAGGATGCGGCGGCTGACTGGTGGCTCGAGGTGCATGGCGCGAGAGGGGACGCGCGCGGATGAAACAGCAGCTCAACCAGCGCATCGCCGATCTCGAGCTACCCGAGCGTATGCGCGGGTTGAAGATCTCCGACGAGGGATTCCCGGTGCCCTGGTTCGTGCCGTTCGTCAACGGCAAGTGGGATTTCCGCGCGATGGACGGCGACAAGATGGGAATCGCGGTCCGGCTGAAGCGCTGCTGGATGTGCGGCCAGCCGCTTGGCAAGTATTTGACCTTCGCGATCGGACCGATGTGCTGCGCGACGCGAACCATCGCCGAGCCGCCATCACATTTGTCCTGTCTTGAATACAGTGTCCGCGCCTGCCCTCACCTCAGTAACCCGCGCGCCCGCCGCAACGAGAAGGACAAGCCAGAAGGCCACGTCGCCGGCATCGGACTGAAGCGCAATCCCGGCGTCACCGTGTTGTGGACGACGCTGTCGTACCGCGTGTTTCGGGCCCCGAACGGTGGCGCGCTGTTCACGCTCGGCGAGCCCGAGCACATCGAGTTTTACGCCGAAGGCCGCAAGGCGACGCGCCAGGAGATCCTGGAGTCGATGGAGAGCGGGCTGCCGCTATTGATGGAGCCTGCCGAAAGCCGAAGGCCCCGAGGCGGTCGCGGATCTCAAGCAACGCTATGCCAAGGCGCTGGAGCTGGTGCCGGCATGAACTTAAAGGAGATCGAGCTGGCTGCTGTCACTTTTCGCCTATTAGCGCTGTCACTTTTCGCTTAGTCGCTGCCGCGCAGGAACTTTGTGTTGCGATTGCATCAGGCCTCCAAGTGGAGTTTGCTGAAGTACGAAACGCCGATGGATCAACCATCGTCACAGTGAGGAGGAAGTGGAAATGCGTAGTCGGGAATCGGTTTTCCAAAAATACGCCGACAGTCGGGAGGCGATTGTTCAGGAGCCAGTTGTCCAGGAATACATCAACGGCTTTAAGGGCGACCGCCCCGCCCTGCTGTGGTGTCTTGACCACGACCAGAGCGGCACCTTGCTCGGTATGATCAAGACCATGCCGATGCTTGCGGAGTGCAACGCCCGGCTTCGCCAAGTTAAAGAAGAAGTGGTGGATCAGATGGAGATGTCGGCCAGGCGAGATTCGGAATTCGCAATTCGCGCTCGCGCGTGCGCGGCCACCGCGATGACGCCTCTGAAACTTGGCGGCAACGATCCTCCGCGCAAAGGCGGGGGCAGCGACCCTCCCGGTGAGCCTCCGCCGCCTCGCCTCATCAAAATCGCCGACGTTTTGCGGCGAGTCTCGGCCCATCGCAACACGATTTACCGCTGGATAAGAGAGGGGAAATTTCCAAAGCCGCGGCGCCCCAACAGCGGTCCGATCCGGTACTGGCTCGCGGACGAGATCGAGGCCTGGTGCCAAGCCAATCCTGATTACGTCCCGCGCGGACCGCGCAAGCGGCCATGGAATCAGAAATGA